AAGAATATTTTACTATGGAAGAATTAAAGCATATTTCACGTAAAATAAAAATTGGTTTAGAAGAATTTTTGCATTATGAAATAGATGAACCAATTTTTTATATAAAAATGGATGAATTATAATATTATTTAGATTTTTTCTTTATGTTGATATCACTAACAAGAAGGGTTACAATACTTGAAAAGAAGAACTAGAATAGAAAGTTTATCGATGTAATATATAAAGAAATGATTAAAAAAACATGTACTCCTGAAATGTCATTTGAAGAATGTGAATTGGCTATTCTTCGTCAAGCGGTAGATGAAACCGAAGCGGTGAAACAAACCGAAATCGCGAAAAGCGATGATGTGAAAAAAATGATTAAAATCGTAGAAACATTTCTGAGAGATACTGGTAATGTTTGTTATGGCGGAACAGCAATAAACAATATATTACCGGAAGAGTCACAGTTTTATAACAGAGACTCGGAGATTCCAGATTATGATTTTTATTCTCCTACTCCTTTAGCGCATGCGAAAAAATTAGCGGATATCTATTATGAAGCAGGGTATACGGATGTGGAAGCGAAAGCAGGCGTTCACAAAGGAACCTTTAAAGTATTTGTCAATTTTATTCCCATGGCAGATATTACGGAATTACACCCAGACCTCTTTGAAAATATTTCGAAAGATGCACTTGTAGTAGATGATATTAAATATGCACCCCCTAATTTTTTACGCATGAATATGTTCCTGGAACTATCTCGACCACAAGGCGACGTATCGAGATGGGAAAAAGTTCTGAAACGGTTGACTCTGTTAAATCAACATTATCCTCTCCATAACAAACACTGTTATTTGGTCGATTTCCAGCGTAGGATGGATAGTATTCAAGGAACTCCTGAAAACAGTGAAAAGATTTATTACATCACCCGTGATTTTTTCATCGAGAATCTCTGTGTTTTTTTTGGAGGCTATGCGAGCAGTTTATATTCGCGGTATATGCCACCTTCACAGAGACGTTTAGTTCGGGCCATTCCAGACTTTGATGTTTTACACGAGGATCCAGACAAATGTGGAGAGGAACTCGTCGCTCTTTTAATGGAAAAGGGATTTGCGAACGTGACGTTAAAAAAACATTCGGAAATCGGTGAAATTGTCCCGTATCATGTAGAAATAATGGTGTCCACCGATACAATAGCGTTTATATACAGACCCAATGCATGTCATAGTTATAATGAACTAATTATCCGCGACAAACAAATAAGAGTGGCGACGATTGATACGATGCTTTCTTTCTATTTAGCGTTTTATTATGCAGACCGAGCGTATTATTCTCATTTCAAAGAGCGATTGTTATGTATGTCTCAGTTTTTATTCATGGTCCAACAGAAAAGTCGTTTAGCACAAAACGGATTGTTGAAACGTTTCAGTATTAAATGTTACGGGAAACAACCGACATTGGAAAGTATGCGGAGCGAAAAAGCAGACAAATTTAAAGAATTGAAGAAAAAAAGAAATACGGAGGAGTTTGAATATTGGTTTTTACGGTATAATCCAGGAGGTTCTCTCGAAGCCAGAGCAACTAAACAAGCTTTGCCAGAAAAAGAAGAAGAAGCTAAGCCAGAAGAAATAGAACCTACGCCAGAAGCTGAATCTTTAAAAGCAAAAAAAACGAAACGGTCGACTCGACGGAAGAGGAGAACTAGAAATCAAAGCAGATTATATGGATAATATTTTATCGTTATATCGTAAATGCCGCCAACCAAAAAAGGAAAAAGAAAAAAACGAAAATCAAGGAAAAAACAAAAAGGAGGCGCGGTAAAAGACGAGTTTACAAAAGATGACCTCGCAACATTTCTAGATGCTGCAACCGATGAGAAATTTTTGTATTATTTTTATTATTCTGACAAAAAATATAATGAACTAAGTGGCATAACTGATAATGGTTACGCAGCGTTCAATGGTCAGCCAGATTCTTTCAAGACAGAGCGTAAGGAATATATCGGAAAACTAATAACTGCATTACAAAAATACCGAGTAGATTTTATTGCAAATAAAGATACTTCATCACCTCAGAAAATATCTCAGCAGCAAATTGAAAATACCATTTACATTTTAGAAATGTTGAATAATAGATCCTTTATGGATATATTTCGAAGTATTTTTGTTCCAGACAACACCGCATCATATTCAGATCCGAGAGAATATTACAAAAAAGTAACAGATATAACCATGAGGACTTTACCAAATCCGTTGGGTTTTGCGAAAGACGTATCACAGAATAACGTATTGCAAGACATTCAACTAGAAATTACGGAAAAGTTCCCCGAAACCTCCTTGGACAGGTTACTTCACGCAGTTTACAATGTTGAAAACGATTTTTACTTGAAACTTTTATTGGGGCAAGGGAACTCTAAAGAATTAAAAAGAATATTTGACGAAAACAAAAAATCGCAACACCAAACAACTACATATGCAAGTTCGTATCCTATCATCAAAAGTAAAGGTTAAAATAATAATTTATTGATTTTGGTCCTCACGCATCAAATTTCCCAATATAAATAAACCAGATATGCAGTATAGTTTAGGCACTCTTGAAAAAATTTAAGAGCACAGCCATTAAAATATCAACGACGGCAATATCAGACTCTCCTATTTCCCAAATAGGGACAAGACGTGATTATATAATATAAATCAAGATTATATAATGTCTACTTTTCAAGACTTTGACTGGCAGCCGATTGTGATTGATAATGGGTCAGGAATGTGTAAAGCGGGTTTTTCCGGCGACGACGCCCCTCGCGCGGTTTTCCCATCTGTCGTGGGCCGTCCTAAACACGTAGAAGTACTCGGATTAGAGCAAGCAGATTCCTATGTCGGAGACGAAGCGCAAATTAAAAGAGGTATTTTGCAGATTCGATACCCTATTGAGCACGGCATTGTGACAAATTGGGACGATATGGAAAAAATATGGCATCATACATTCTACAACGAATTACGCATTGCTCCCGAAGAACATCCTGTTCTACTGACGGAAGCACCCATGAATCCTAAAGCGAACCGAGAACGTATGACACAAATCATGTTTGAAAATTTCAATGTCCCCGCCATGTATGTAAATATTCAAGCAGTTCTCTCTTTATATTCTGCTGGAAGGACAACCGGATGCATTATTGATTCCGGAGACGGCGTGACACATACAGTTCCTATATACGATGGCTATATTCTCCCACATTGCATCAGACGCCTAGACCTTGCCGGACGAGATATGACGATATTTCTATCTAAAATTCTGACGGAGAGAGGCTATGCTTTTACGACTTCTGCGGAAATGGAAATCATTCGCGATATTAAAGAACAAATGACTTATGTTGCTTTAGATTATGACGAAGAATTGAAAAAATCGGCAGAGTCTGGAGAACTGGAAAAATCATACGAATTGCCGGATGGAAATGTTATTTGTATTGGTAGCGAACGATTTCGTTGCCCCGAAGTACTTTTCCAGCCTTCCTTGATGGGAAAAGAATGCGAAGGAATCCACGAAAGTGCATTTGCGACCATCATGCAATGTGATATCGATATTCGCTCCGATTTGTTTGCGAATATAGTCATGTCAGGGGGGTCAACCATGTTTCCAGGAATAAACGAGCGGTTAACATCAGAAATTAAGCGACTAGCTCCACAAGCAGTAACTGTGCGTGTTATAACTCCGCCTGAGCGAAAATATAGTGTATGGATCGGAGGATCGATTTTGACTTCTCTCAATACTTTCCAGGAAAACTGGATTTTGCGTGAAGAGTATGACGACTGTGGTCCATCGATTGTGCATCGCAAATGTCTATGAAAAAAATATTCTATTTAAAATTATTTAACCATACATACTTCTCATTTCAGAATATGACATTGCCTGTCCGGTTCTTGGGTGTGTGAACATGTGTTTAATTCCGGCCTCAATACCTTGAGTATTGATAATCTCCATGGCCTTTCTGTTGTTTTGTTCCATCTGGTTTCTATTTATAGTGGGCAATAGACCCAATGCTGCTATGCGAGGAAAGTCCCGTTTGTATATTTTTTCTTTCTTTTGGAAATGGTAAATAGGTTCTTCCCAGGTCCCGCCCGATGCATCACTTACTTTTATCCACTTTTCTTGAATGTACTCTTGGACATAATTCGGAAACTGTTGTCTTTCCATGAGCGTCGTCTTTGCGGCAATGCGAACATTCGGCCAGTTATGTAATAGCCATTGAGTAGGTTTCGAATCGTTGTTCATTTTTTAGTAAATTTGTTTTCCTTATAGGGTTATGTATAAGTTTAAAAAAGAGGAATCAATTTTTCCTCTTTTTGTTTTTTCCTCTCAAAACCAAAAAGTATCGCCGATATGTCCAAACTCGGGCGGCGTGACGTGTTTTGTCATTTGTCCACCGAGAGAACCCGCTCCGAAGAAAAGTGACAAGAACAAACTTGGATCGGATTGAATATGTGTACTGTTTCCGATGCATCCATCCCAGACAATAGTTTGTTTCGCGTAGTATTCGGATTTATCCATGACTGGAACCATCTTCCACCGCATGAAATTCTTATAGGGAGACAAGAACAATTTGATTTCTTTTCGCATATCGCTAACCGACGTGAATGTACGTTTCGTTTGAAATCTTCCACCCATGATGACATAAAAGTTATCCGGTCTCATAAACGTTTGCCTGGTTTTTATAATATTTTCCAGATACGAAAATACCAATTTGTACACGGCAGTCTCTATAAAAGACTGTTTCCAATAAAGGGAGAGGAGCTGCTCCCTGAATATTTCCGTACGAAATGTATTGTGATACGTGTCGTCGAATTCGAGAATGGCTCGTATCATGTCTTGAGGAAGACAACTAAATAGCTTGATCAAATTATATTCGAATTTCATGTTTCATATATATCAGTCTTGGACATTGGAACATCTGAATCAATTTTTTCTCTCGTGAAAAAAACATTCATTAATTCATTAAAAATTAAAAACATTAACATTTATTCCACGCATCATTTGAGAAAAACCTAGCTTTCGATTTATCTTCGTTGGCTAGTTTCACGACCTTGAAACCCGCTCCTTGGTTTTCAATGTCGCCCCTGATAATCCATCGGTGTTCCGGTTTGACTGGAATGAAATTATCATGATCTTCCTGATTTGAAATCATACAAACAAACTCATCCTTTTTCAAGTACTGGTTCTCAATATCATGATCCATTTTCTAGTAAGTGTTTTGTTAGAATAACGATTATATAATCTTTAAACTGTTTCATCAATTTTTTCTCTCGTTTTATAGTTTTACGGTCAAAAATTATATGAAACAATGTGTATTATGAAAAGAAAGAAATGCCTCTTCGAAAAGTGGCTTGTTTTATCCACAGTACAAACATGTCTCCTCATAAAAACAAACTCATTCTTCAAATGGCGACGGCGTTGAATTTCCATCATTTTATGGATAAAACCGATTTTGTTTTCATCAACAACATTGGTGATCCCTTGAACGAATCCGAGTTCAAATCTATACATCCTAAATTCATTGTTGAAAATTACAGTCTTCAGATGGATTTATTCGAAAACTGCACTATACGGCAAATGCATGCTTTCTGCAAAATTCATCCCGAGTACAAAGTGTTATATATGCACACAAAAGGAGTGACGTATGAAACGAGCCATCCGTTTTTCGCTGGAATTCAGTCATGGATAAAATATTTCATGTTTTGTCTCGTTGAAAATGCAGACATTTGTACAGATTATTTGGACATTTACGATGTCGTTGGGACGAATTATCAAAAAGATTCCGAAAATCCCCATCATTATTCCGGTAATTTCTGGTGGGCAAATGCATCTTATCTAAATACTCTGGATGTTTCAAGGTTGTGTGATAAATACGACGCGGAATTCTGGATATTACAAAACCCCAAGGCGCTTTGGTATAATATCTATAAACTAGAACATATGTATCAAGTAGACTATCCTAAAAGTAATTATGAAGAACGTGTCAATTTGCGATTTCGAGAGAACATTTTGTACTGTAAATTCGGAACAAGTGGAATAGGTCTATGTAATCAACTGTATTCTCTCGTAAACACAATGGTAATCGGATCTGTATTGAAAGGAAATACTCTTATTATAGTGGATGATTTCATGGGAGATTTAAACAGCAATCAGTATCACGATGCATCCACTATCCTGGATTTTACACGCATAAATAAAGCCATGAAAGAATATGGGGTAACCATTTTATCAAAACAAGCCGTTCAAATAGAATCAATTCAAATTCATTATGGCCAATGTCATGCCAATTTGGTCGATATTACCCCGCAAATTATGGAACGCTTCTATACTAAAAATCGATTGTGTATTCCGAAAGGCACTTCTCTCAACGAGATACTTGGATACGATCCATGTGAAAATGTGAGAAAACAGATTTATTTCACTTATATTATAAATGGATTTATATTTCATGAAACGAGAGACGAAGTGCGTTTATTTTTACATGAAGATATGGAGATTGATTTTATAAACTGGGAGAAAAAACCATGGCTTTCCCCAACGAGTATAACCGACTGCAAGGGTAGAACAGAAACTTTCAATCTTTTCCTGAACAATATATATTTCAATCCGATTTACGAGAGGTATGCGAATCTATTCGTTTCTTCAAAAATCAGAGGAGGAACAAAAATAAACGTGATTCATTTACGGCTAGAAGAAGATGCGATTCCGTTTTGGTCATCTATCAACGGCATTTCATGCGAATCGTACGAAGATGCAATTGTGAAGCAATATATCAATAGTATTCAAGCGCACATTGATCCACATGATTCGCTATCTGTTATTTTGTCAATGAATACTGAAAATAAAGTGACAAAATGGATGACTGAGAACAAATACGAATTTGTCCAAATGGATAAAACGATGATTACAGGAAGAGAAGTCAATGCGATTGTGGATTTACTCATTAGTAAGAAATGTAACAATGTGTTTATAGGAAATATAAACCCGCATAATTACCACGGTTCCACTTTTAGTTACGCGATATTGAATGCATTACGGTATACATCCGTGAAAAAAATATGTATTGACAATGACGATATATATCATCCTCCATATATTCTAAAAGAAGAAATATAAACACTCTACGATATAAATGAGGAATGGATGTGGCACTTGAAGCCGATGTATATGTTCCAAATGTAGACGAGGCTGGAAATTATGTAGATAAACCGCCTTATAAAAAAGGGATTTACTGTCCATGCGCAAGTCGTAAAGATAAATTATACAATACCACTCAACAATTCGCGTTACATACAAAGACGAAATCGCATATTCGGTGGATGCAAGATTTGAATTTCAACAAATCGAATTATTACAAAGAATGTATAGAGTTACATGAAACCATTAAAAATCAACGACAAATAATCGCGCAATTCGACATTGAGTTACAACATCGAACAAATACAATCAATATCTTAACCCAGCATATAACCCAGCAGGCGCAAAAAAAGGGAGTCGTAGAAGATTTGCTGGATATGAATTAACTCTAACCGAACGGGTTTCCATTTTCGTCCAACTTGATTATGTGTATTTTATTAATATTTATATTTACAGGATTATTAAGTGGGTCGCCTTCTAGAGTGATTTTCGGTTTTCGGGTCTTGGGCGCTCGATGTTCGTATCCTTCCTTTCTTTCCTTTTCGACAACTGCCCATTCCTTCTGTAATATAGGTACGGCGGCTTGAAACCATAAACTATTTCTCTCTACGAGAATGCATGAGAATTCATCTAAATACCAATACGTTTTTTCATAGAGAATGAACTGCGGATTTGCACGTTCAGTCTCTTCTACGAAGAGTTCCAAATCCTGGCAATGTAATGGAACATATACGTATTTTGAATCGGCGACCACACCTTCTCTCGGAATTAACAAGTAAATAATCCCTTTATATTTGCAATCGCTGTCCAGATAAGCGGCTTCTGTTTCAAACTCTTTGAAACGGGTTTCCAAGAAATCGCATTTCTGCAAATCACACACTTCCATCTGGACCTGCATTTGAACCCAATATTGTTCGGATGGTATACCGTCAATATCTCGATTGACGATATTTTTCACCTCGACCAAAGTACCGTACTTGGACAGATTCGATGGGTCGATGTTAATTGCATCAGGAGACGCACCGACATGCATCAATGGATTTGGATGAGGAATACATCCGTAATCCGATTTTACTTTTGTGGAAAATTTATCTTCGTAAATCATTAAAGATAACTGTTCATATTTGATTCCCCAATTCATTGGATTCCGTGTGTCTCCGCCATTCATTTTATTCATACCCTCCACTGCAACAGAAGGCGGTTTACACTTTTCATAAATAATACTGTTTATTTGTGCCGCCGACCCGAATAATTTATACAGATTACTCGCACTAAATTGGTCATGCCGTTTTTCATGCCATTCTGCGCTTCTTTGTTTTTGTACTGGAACTGCTTGTAAGCGTTCTAATTTATCACGTATTTCGTTTTCATCCATTATCAATTCTTCTGTAGGAACCAGTATTTGTCGTTCAGGTATTGCTAGCATTTCACAGATTTGTTTACAAACATGCGCAACAAATTCGAAAGGTATTTCTGGTTCGTCTTCTTCTTCTTCATCATCATCATCGTCATCATCATCTTTATGATGATAAAATCCTATAGATTGAATATAATGGAACGTGTCATGTAAAAACTCGTCGTAAAACCCGGGTTTCGACAATTTAATTGCATGTAATTGCAAATATTCCTCACTATATTCATAAATAGCCAGACAAACATCATCTAGCTCTTCTTGAGTAAGTTCCATTACTATATATTCTAAATTTATTATATATAGTATTTTCCAAAAAACGAATCAATTTTCTGTAGCTAGATTTCATTTCCCTTATTTTTCTCCGTTTTCCTCGGTCCTAGTGATTTCAAAGTGGAGATCCTGCTCTCATTTCTCAAGGTGAATACTCGCGTAATAGGGTGAAAAAATAAATGGGGAATATTTATTATTTCCTGTTTATCACGGTCGTACGCTAGATCTTTTGCTCTATTTAACTTTTTGGTATCGAGAGATATTGTCAGGTATTGTTTCAATTGTTTCACTTCTTTCGGCTGGGCATTGTTTTCTTTACCATACTTTTCAGCATAGTTATGCAATAGATGTAGACGTAGAGTTCGGTTAAGCTTTCCCCACGTCTCTTTTTTGTTCTGTTGATTCTCTAATTCTAACAAGTCATCGATGTTAATCTCCTGGGCTGGTATTTCATTATTAGAAGTATCTGTGTTCATCCTTAATATATATACAGCAAAAATATATCTAACTGGTTTTTTATATATATAGTTTTTATCATGGAAGAAGATAATACGAGAGAAATCAAGTATAACCCGATTCTCAAAGTACATAAGAAAAAAGAGGACACAAAAAAGGAGAAAAAAAATAGAATAATCACGGGAACCGCAGTATGGACTTTGCTTGACGACACAGATTTTACCGTAGAAAAACAACTTGAAATGTTAAAGGCGGTAGACGTCGAAGAAAACCGATACTTGAAAAATGAAATTGCCAAAAAACTGAGCGGATATAAACAGCAGGATTTAGCAAAGAACAAATTCAATCGTGAAGAGTTTATTGGATTCAACGAAGTAGTCCGAAAATTACTGAAAAGCAACCTTTTGTGTTTTTACTGCACTCAACCCATCTTGGTATGGTATAAGCAATCGAGAGAAAATATGCAATGGACATTGGAACGAATCGATAATAAAATCGGGCACACCAACGATAATGTAGAGATTAGCTGTTTGTTGTGTAATATAAGACGAAGGTGTATGTATTCCGAAAAATTCCGGTTCACGAAACAATTAAAGGTATGCCGAGTAGAAGAAGATAAAAAATCATATAAGGAAGAAGATGCATAACCAAAGAAGTGAATGTTGTTGGATATCCATCAAGAAATAAAAACAAAACTAGACGAATTCTATGAATCGAATCGAATTCCGCACATTATTTTCAACGGACCATCTGGGTCAGGGAAACAGACATTGGTTCAAGAATTCTTGAAAAAGATTTACCGATACAACGAAAACATGATCAAGAATAACGTCATGCACGTGAATTGTTCACATGGGAAAGGAATCAAGTTTATTCGCGAAGATTTAAAGTTTTTTGCCAAAACAAATGTGCAGTTGAATGGCGGATACTATTTCAAGTCGGTGGTGTTGTTAAATGCAGATAATTTGACGATTGATGCTCAGTCGGCTCTGCGGAGATGCATAGAACAGTACAGTAAAAACACGCGTTTTTTCATCATTGTCGAAAACAAACAAGGCCTACTCCCACCCATTATCTCTCGATTTTGTAATATATTTGTACCGTATCCGATAATCAACCAAAAACAAGTGAATTTACACATGAATACAATTGCCAATCAAACGCAGACTAAAGCCATACAACTTGAAATATCAGAGGAATTGTCACCGGGAAAATGGAATCATAAAGAACTTATGAATATAGTCAACAGAATGTATGACAATGGAATTTGTTGCATGGATATCGTGAATTGGGCGAGCGAGCAGCCAAAATGGACGAAAAAAGAAAAATCCGAGTTTAATATGTGTTTTATTAAAGTAAAACCGGAGTTCCGTTGTGAGAAACTCTTAATGTTGTATATTTTGGATTTCATCTTTTATCGTATAAGTGACCCTCTTCATGAACTTTCGTTTTTATGATTTCCAATGAAAAGGATTTAAACGTGCATTTTTTAGATTCAGTATTGCTAAGAAATGGATGATTTCGTCTTGTCAAATTTGTACGAATCGAAAAACGAATGGTGTGGACGATTGGTGAGTATTTTAACCCCCTTGATTGTAGAAGGGGTCCAGTCTATTTTCAACGAGTCGTGGAAAATGTGTGTGGAAAATAATGAAATGGGCAAATATTTAATGACCTTTCAGAACTTGTTGACACGAGTACCGAAATGGAATTCACTGATTCTAGAAGAAGAGCGAAAACGTATTATCGAGAAGAGTGGGTGTACTTATTTAGAAGATTTGATTTCGTGTGTTCATATTGTTCAATTGAAAGTGCTCACATGTATTCGTGTTGGAAATAAGCAAAAGAAAATCGACATTTCAATTCCGAAATTAGACCATTTCATTCATCGCGTATATGTCAATGTTGCCAGAAAGATATATTCTAATGTTTATTTGTTTGAGAAAAACGTGGGTGATTTACAAATCCAAAAATACAGACGAGAGACGGAAGTGATTGTTCAGGAATGTATTCTGTCTTCGATTCGGGAAAGCATTCCGACAGAAGCGATCATCCGCGCTTACATGGACGAGACGGTGGAGGAAGAAGAAGAGATTTTTATTGAACCAATAGTTGAGAAACCTGACCCAGCGGCGGCGATTGAGGAAAAGAAAACCAGTGTAACGGAAGAAATGAAGATAAAAGTAGAAGAGCCTTTACCTCCCGTGTTGTCGATTCAAAACGTGGATGAAGAAAAAGTAACTACAAAGCTTACATTCAACAACACTGATCAGGCATCAGATGGAACGAGTATTGTCGCATCGAAAGATATTGATCATTTAGAAGAATTGAGTGTCGCGAGAAATGCTCAACGTAAATTGGAAGAAGAAAACGAGTTTGAAGATCTTCCCGACAGGATAAAAATCCACACTGACCCAGCTATCTTGAATGATGTGTTTGATTTAGACAATCATAAAGAACCGGAAATTAATCTAGGGATTGAAGATTTGTAAACTTCGTTCAAATAAGGGGAAAACGTTCCATGTATATAAAATACGATAAACATGGAAAAAGTCTTGCTATTCGCAGGGTGTGTGACGGTACTTTTTGTATTATTGAAAATACTCGAGCTAAAATTTATCGAAAAAGACATTAAAAATAACTTAAAATATGCCATGCGGGATACAATCATGGTGTTTTCAAGTTCTCTCGCTTGTGGGTTTGTCTTTCTTCAGTATCAAGGCCAACTTGACGATTTCTTTTCAGTGATTACCAATAACAAGGGCATAAGTCTGAATAAAACCCCGGTGTTTACAGGGGTGCCCGATTTTTAAATACAGATTATGAAATATGTATATACATATTATTTCATAAACAAACAAAATGACTAGAACTCTTGTATTATTTGTGTTTCATGTAGTGAACGATCGAGTAACAAGTTTTATTAGAAACGCAATATTTTACGATGACAATATTGATTTTGTTGTAATTTCAAACGATAAAAACAACGTGTTTGAAGTGCCGAGTTATGTAAAAACATTTCACCGAGAAAACATTGGGTACGATTTCGGTGGCTGGAGTGAGGTATTATTGAAAAATAATTTGTATGAAAACTACGATACTTTTATATTCTGTAATTCCTCTATCATCGGTCCATTTATAACCGCAAAATGGACAGATATCTACTTGAATGAATTAAAACATGTAAAACTGACAGGAAGCACAATAAATACGATATCGGAGCCGATGACAAAGGCACACGTACAATCATATATTTTTGCAATGGACAAAAATACACTCGAATACTTAATAAAATGTGAAATATTCAGCAATACTAATATTGCCAAAACATTTGAAGAAGCTATTTGGAATAAAGAAGTATTGATGTCTCGCAAAGTTATTGAAAATGGCTGGAATATAGGTTCCCTCTTACTGCAGTATAATGGCGTTGATTTCACGTTTCGAAATAAACAACCACAAGATTATACTAATGTAAAGTTTTATGGCGATATCATGTACCCACACTACGAAGGAAAATTGTGGGATAGAAATCAGCTTGTTTTTATTAAAGGAAATCGTGGTTAATACTCATATATTTGCGTATGGATTAAAATATATTAGCAAATTCAATTCGATTCTTAGAAAAAAATAATATTCAAACAAGAGTTTGCTTCGCGGGGAATATAACGAGACATCCTGCATATAGAAAATATTTGGAGGTTTTTCCAGTTTCAGATAAAATTATGTCTGATGGGTTTTTATTAGGTGCGCATCACGGGATGTCCATAGATGACGTTGATTATGTTTGTGGGAAAATCAAAGAGTTTTTTGGGAGATAATCTAGAACTATAATATATATTTCCCTATATATATCATAATGTCGACACCAATTACCGAAGAACCCGAAGAACCCGTCCCCATCCCGACTCCGGAAGGAACTTTGAAAGTTCTCTTAAGGAAAACAATGGAAGAGAAGATTAAAATCACGCCACTTTTACAATTAATGGTGTTGGAACTTACGACGATAAAGATGGATACTTTAGAAAAAATCGAGGCACTTTTGATGAAAATTCTCGAAGACAAGAAACTGGACGCGAAGGATGTTCCCACACTGATTGTTTTGTTTGTGGAATTGAATGATGTGTATGCCACCTTGAAAATCAAAAATATTACGCCAACGGATTGCGCGACAGTAATCAAAATCATTGCTGCCGCAATGTATGATTTAAAATTCAGAGAGAAGATGACGGAGAAAGAACGCGACGCTATACTTGAGGGATTTAACCTCATCATTGACACGGTAGTTACGTTGGTTGACTTGAAAACAGTTGTGGCTCCCAAAATGTCGTGTTTCCCCTTTGTTTGTGGGAAATGAACGGAGAAAATCATATAAAGGAAAAGTAATATGATTTTCAATAGAAAATGAATTGTATTTTTATTTGTGTGTTCAACCAAGAAAAATATGTGGATATGTTCTACCTTTTGTTAGAAAGTATATTTATCTACGGAAATTTAGACGATGAAACGGAGCTTTTGATTTATACTTCTACCCCCTTCATGCATAAAATCAAACGAAGTCATCTTTTCGATGACACTAAAATGAAATTCGAGGTAAATGATACATATGATTCTGTTGAAAAAGCATGCAAATCAAGATTGAATTTGTTTAATTTTGAATCAGTGAGAAAATATAAAAAAATACTTTATTTAGACACTGATATTATAGTGAAGAGCAGCATTGGTAAAGTGTTTGACGTGTGCGAGAAAGACCTGTTATATGTATTGGAAGAAGGTGCAATCGATCACCAGTATGGTGATTTATGGGGAAAATGTTTATTCGGGGAGGAAATTAATAATTTCGCTGATAAAACGGCATTTACAAGTGGAATACTCTTGTTCAACAATTGTGAAAAGATGGAATATTTGTTTCAAAAAATAAACGAAGATATGGCAAATAGACCGCGTGACTTTGCATGTCACGATCAACCTTACATAGTATATAATGCTTTTAAATATAATTTGTTTGATAACAAAGTACTAAAATCACTTGTTGTGAATAATGAACATGATATCCATAGTGATAAGGTAATCCATCATTTTCCAGGTGGTCCAGGGGTTTACCAAAAAAAAGTAGAAGTTATGGAGACATTTTTGAAAACTATAAAAGATTTCACGATAACAACGAATATAAAAAAAACAAAGATATTTATTGATGACCATTTAATGCCACTCATTAACGAAAGTGGTGAAGCATTGGAGGGAAATATTTTCATGCTCCATCACAAAAATACTTATACTGATGTTTATTTAAATAAGGCAAAAAACATAAGTAATTTCGTATTGAACAAAAACATTAAACATGTTATGGAAATCGGATTCAATTCAGGTTTTTCAACACTGTTGATGCTATTTAGCAATCCGACTATTCAAATATCATGCTTTGATTTAGGCGAACATACATATACAATACCATGCTATGAAGAAATTAAGAAAGCCTTTGGCGAAAGAATAAATTTAACAATCGGCGATAGTACCAAAACGTTAAAAAATATTCAAGATGTTTATGATGTGATCCACATAGACGGCGGACACTCGACTGAAGTTGCTGAAAGCGACATAATAAACTCGTATAGATTATCGAAACACGGTACAATATTAATAATGGATGATTATGATTTTCCCAATCTGCAAAATTTATGGGATCATTATAGTATCAAGTATAATCTTAAACCGTTGGACATCAATGTGTATAATTCTAAGCATCACGACATCAAGTTTGTCTATAATTTTATTTGACGTTCGATTTATTAAAGCTAATTAGACTACAAGGATGTGAAAAAACTTAAAACGCATTTTTTAGTTTCATTATTACGTTCACAATGTCCATCTACATAACACTATAATAATAATCATTTATTATATTTTTATTCTTCACACATCTACTCATTTTTGCAGCACACATATTTTCGGCTAGAGCTGCTTTTGCAATTGTATCCCATGTTGCCAATACCATGTTTGTTTCACATTCTCTTTTTGCTACTTTTTTTCCGGTAGACGAAATCAACTTGGGTTTCAAGTCATTTTGTTTTAAAGATATACCATAATATCCCTCGTTATTTCCTTCGTCTGTCCACACCGTAGCTTTCAAAGCATACGGCGATGCATTCAAATATTCTTTGATTTCTTTCATATCATTGTCTGATATTTCTTTGTCTACTGAGATTTTCCACTTTTGATATTCTCTCAAAAGAACGGAATTCAAAACTCTTCCCATATCCGAAAATTTGCATACTTGAAATATAAATGTTTCTACTGTGGAATTTGATTGGGTTTTAAGATACTCTACGGGTTTCAGTTTAATACCCAAGTAACCATGGTTTCTATCTATGCGTTTCGGTTTAAATCTTATGTCGAGATAGTTTTTCAGCGCATGAAACACTTCCTTTGTTGGTTTGACTTGACTCCATAAACGGTAACGCCCTTCTATATTCACAGACAGCTCTTCTACGTCTGGTCTGACGATGCAAATAGCATTTGTGAATTCGGCGAATTTCTTGTTCAGTTCATCTTCGGGCAATAACACATTATGATAAACCGACACGTTATCTTGCTGTGCCGCTTCGACCGTTTTTTGTAGGTTTTTCACAGTCTCCTTCAATTGTTCTAGTTCAACCGTTTGTTTTTCAAATAATTTTACCTGCTCGGTCAATTTTCTGTTTTCATTTTCCAAGTCCTCGTTTTCTTTCATGATTCTGTTGAAATTATCGATACTATATGTCTTCGAGTGAATGATATCTTTGATGTGTTTGGATAACTTTTCAATCGTGAAATTATTGGCATCATATGCTATGATTTCCGTTTTATTTTTTCCATTGACGTCTATGCTTCGTATCTGTCGTTTTATTTTCGGGTAATTTTTAATCAGATTTTCAATCTCTACTTTATTCTGTACTCGGAAAGCATTCACCAAGACGAAATTGATGTATTTTTTACGGTGGTCTATTATTCTTGTGGACAAGTCGTTCGTGTGTCCGAATTTGATTAATTTCTCTCCTGCTTCATTTGTATTGTCGATTGTGCCGAAATAGATACATTCTGTATTTACTGGAAACTGAACCACAATGGCTTGTTCTACTGCTTTTTGTTTTTCCTTTTTATTGTTTTGGATTGTCATGTCTTTTTCTAAGATTATATTTTCTTTTTGTTCTAGTTGAAGTCTCAGCTCGTCGGTTTCTTCTTCAACGATTTCCTGTAATACTTCTTCTAGTTTCATATAATATTCGTGGATTTCGGAAGCTTTTTTTGTCTGTGCTTTCAAGCAGAGAGACTTGAAACATTTGATGGTGAGTAATATGGTTTGTTTGTTATGACCGCCATGCTTTTCTTCATCTGTATTGGATGCCGGCCCCGTGCTTTTATAATCTGCATCAAATTGGAAATTTTTTTCTAACATTCGAAGAGCACTTACTTTTTGTGTAAATCCTAACCATTTCCATACATCATCTAGATTTACAACATAATCCATATTTTTATCATATTTCAAGTAACAATAAAAGCTACTAATAAATAATTGTTGTTCAAATCCCGTAAAATTCTGCTGAATTTTGTTTAATAATTTACTGTTATATGTATTAGAAAGCTTTGTGATGGGGTTTCTTTCGATTAGTTCTACTATATTTAACGCTTGCATCTTATACTATTAATTATGAGATATTGTTTAAGTAGTTTTTGCTTTTATATATATAATCAATTTTTATAAAAGCAAGTTGGAAGGGTTAGAAAAATCTACCCTACCATTAAAAACTTGCTTTACATTTTGGCAAAGTAAGATTTTGATTTTGCTTATGATATACCATACGCAAACTCGCTACCATTTATTCTTCTTCACTGTGATACCAGGCTTGTTTTTCTTCGCACTATTCGGGTCATATGGTTCTTCTTCGTCATCCGACGCCATTCCTTTCGACAATTCCCAGAATTCTTTCGATCCCAGCCTGAAATCAGGCCGTTTTTCAGCCTTGTACCAGAAGATTTGGTCGTTTAGTTTGTTAGATTTCGTATTATTATTGATTACCAGGCATTCAAAGTTCTCAGTGGTCTGGTCCATTACCGAGCAGAATGACTCGAGAGTAGGAAACATGCTCGCATAGTTCTCCCAGATGCGTTTTCTATTGGAAATGTACGGTTCCCGAAGAATAAAAACGTAATCAATATTGGTCCGTAGCGTAGGCGGAACACCTAAGGGATATTGCATTGTGATGATTAACATGATCTTCCAGTGTCTCCCATTGAAAAATAAAAGACGCATTAATTTATCCCGTGCCCAACTATTGTCGTACAGACAATCGTCTAAAATGACAAAAGTCCGGGGATCTATCGAGCATTTCCGATACGTGTCCATTTCTTTTTTAATTTGTTTGAGCACAACTTTTTGCCGCCGCAAGACATTTTCAACTAAAATAGAGCTATATTCATCATGAATGAATAATTTCGGGACTAAGCTACTGTAAAAGCCATTACCCGCTTCTGTCCCGGAAATAACAGTGCCAATCGGAATATCTTGGTGAAAATATAAAAGATCACGAATAAGAAAGGACTTACCCGTATCACGTCTTCCGATCAGGACTACGACCGGACCTTTATTCTCATCCGGTTTGAATGTTATCATCCGCATATCAAATCGTTTTAATTGTAATGTCATTTCCTATATAGTACCTTTCCTAAACCGTTTTTCGATATTTCGCACATTTATTGTATTCATGTTCATGAGCATATAATTAAATATATTTTCACATCATACCAGAATGAAAATAATACCGGATTTGTTATTTAGCAAGAATCTCGATTTGGAACATTTCAAAAAGCAATTTTCGGAACTGCACAACGAAAGTGAAGAAGATAAACTCGAACAATACAACCCATTCGACAGCGAAGATTTTCAATCATATATTCCTATATTTACAACTCTTTTCCCGAAAAATACCGGAGAAAACACGACTTTGAACCAGAAATATCAAATACTTGATCTGAATCATGTTACAGACAGGAAAGGAATCGTCATGGAGAAACCGATTTTCATCAAGTATGCACCATTAGTTGACCCAATTCATTATTTAATCGGAAAATACAAGGACGACTTTACGAGACAAAAGACGCGAATACCGGTAAATATCGATGATATTTATTGTCCGAGCAAAGTCTTGAGCGCGAATAATTCTTCCTATATCGACGGGTTTTTCAATTACCTTTGTTCCCAATTGCTAAATGAACATGGTTTCATTCACGGGGTCGATTTTTACGGTACTTATGTATGCACCCAGAAGAAATTCAAACTGAATATAGCGGACGATTTTGAGTATCTACAAGAATCATCTCATTTCATGAAATCGTTCAAACTCCTGTACAATATAAATCACGAGACTCTCGACCATATTTCCAGCTCGCCAGGACAAGCCACATTTTCAAAAAAAGATCGTCTTGATCTCACTAGTGACCAAGTTGTTTCTCTCGAAGTAATAGACGATCAAGAAGACGATTGTTGGGAAAAAGTAAATATGGAAGACGATAATATGGATATGGAGGTCGTATTCCAAGATTCGAAAAAAGAAACGGATAATTCGGATAGTGAAGACTCGACAAACAATAGCGTAATAAGCGAAAGTTCGGTCGATGATAATTCAGAAAAAGGGTCTGAAGGAGGAGACTGGTCTGAAGAAGAAGAAGACGAAGACGACAACGAGACTAGTACAGAAGATGACTCGGAAATTGGTACTTCTGACGATTCAAATGAATCTGAAAAAGACGCGATAAATGCTTACATTTATAATTTTCCGGTACAGTTGATTTGTCTTGAAAAATGCGACGGGACATTGGACGATTTGCTCGATAAACGGTTAATCAAAGAAAAGGAGATTAGCAGTGCTTTTGTACAGATTATATTTACTTTACTGACGTATCAAAAGGTATTCGACTTTACACACAACGATTTGCATACAAACAATATATTGTACAGCAATACCACCATTAAATCCATTAAATATAAATACAAAAACAAAACATACGTCGTACCCACTTATGGGAAAATTTATAAAATAATCGATTTCGGAAGAAGTATTTATAAATTTGGAAACAACTTGTATTGCAGTGATAGTTTTTCCAAAGGAAATGACGCACATTCGCAGTATAATTGCGAACCATATTTTAACCCTAAAAAGCCGGTGATATTACCAAACAAAAGTTTCGATTTGTGTAGATTGGGATGTTCGCTGCACGATTTTTTCTTTGAAGAAGAAATGCCTAGTAAAAAAGGCAACTCCGAAATTGAAAATGCAGTTTTACGGTGGTGTACGGACGATCAAGGGAAAAACATTTTGTATAAATCATCAGGCGGCGAGAGATATCCGAACTTTAAATTGTACATTATGATTGCGAGATTGGTTCATAAACATACTCCCGAAGCCCAATTAGAGTACCATTTGTGCAAACAATATTTGTGTCCTGAAAAGAAAACCAAGTATTTAAAATCGTGCGTGTTTATAAATATAGACATGTTACCGGTTTACTTTGATACAAAGTAAAAAATTGATTCAGGAAAACTGGAACTGATATAAACCATATAATCTACACATAACGTATAAGATGTCCTGCGTGATTTGCTGCGATACTTTTAACCGTTCTAATCGTAAACTGGTATCGTGTCTCCATTGTGAGTTTGAAGCATGCTGTGCATGTTGCCAAACATATATGGTAAACGAAAGTTCCAGTAGATGTATGAATCCCAACAAACATGCAGACGGGTCCCTTGTTTGTGGAAAAGAATGGCCTCGGAAATTTCTCGTCGAAAATTTCTCGAAAAAATTCCTTACGGTTGTATGGAAGGAAACATTAGAAAAAATCGGATTTGACCGCGAAAAGGCGTTGCTCCCAGCGACTCAGGGATACGTCGAGCAACAAATCGTGAAAGAAGGCATAAAGAGAAAAATTCATGAAGTAGAGCTTCTCATGATCGAGTTAGGTGAACGTCGACACAATCTCTTGCGCGAACTTCACAACGGTGGCGATTTCAGAACTGGTATTGAACGACGTTTTATTAGGGCTTGTCCAGTTGAGGAATGCCGTGGTTATTTGAGCACGGCTTGGAAATGTGGTCTTTGTGAAAAGTGGACCTGTCCGGAGTGTCATATAGTAAAAACCGAAGGAACCGACCATGTCTGCAAAGCAGACGACTTGGCGACTGCAAAATTACTAGACGAGGACACAAAACCCTGTCCGAAGTGCTCTGAAGGCATCTTCAAAATAGAGGGTTGTGATCAAATGTGGTGTACTCAGTGTCATACCGCATTTTCCTGGCGAACAGGTTTCATTGAAAACAAGGTTCATAATCCACACTTTTACGAATGGCAACGTCGAATCAACAATGGTGTAGCACCTCGCGTGGAAGGTGACGTGGTTTGCGGACGAGAACTCGACCATCTATCTGTAAATAATATTCGCACATATTTGACTCGAATTATTGGAATCTCATTACAGTTGGAAAACGAATCTAACCAGCTTCAACGTAAAATTTCAAATGTTGTGCAGTCTTGTTTACATTTGCAACACGTTCATTTGGGGACATATACAGTAGATAATGTCAAAGACAATTTGTATTTACGAGTCGACTTTTTAAGAAATCGCATTACAGAAGAACAGTTTAAAGTTCTGGTTCAACGTGCGAATAAGAAAAACGACAAGAACAAGGAGATTGGTGGAGTATTGCGTCTCTTTCTCCAAACAGTTACGGATATTATCTATCGAATCCAAGAAGCGCTGAGAATCACTAGAGTCCAAACAAACAAGGCTGGAGGGGAACTTATACTCAAAGAAATTGAAAATATGATAAAAGAAGTAGATGTGATCATGTCATATTGCAACGAGTGTTTGGAAGACACCGCTCGTACCTACGGTTCCAAAGCGCTTAGACTAGAGCTTTTCAGTAACGATAGAGGAGGGGATCGTCGTGTGTTATTCTAAAAAAAAAATGGCTGGGCTTCTTTCTTAAAAATGTTAATTAGAGAAAATATAATATTTTTTTAACTGCGCTCCCCTCTGAGTCGGCGTGCCAGTTGCATATCTTTTGGTATAATAGTCACTCGTTTCGCGTGAATTGCGCAGAGGTTCGTGTCCTCAAACAGTCCAGTAAGGTAAGCTTCTGATGCCTCCTGAAGACAAAGGAGTGCCGCGCTCTGGAATTTCAAATCACTCTTGTAGTCACACGCGACCTCTCGAACTAGACGCTGGAAGGGCACTTTGCGAATAAGGAGATCGGTCGACTTCTGGTACTTGCGGATTTCACGGAGAGCGACGACTCCTGGGCGGTAGCGATGCGGTCTTTTCACACCACCACACTGAGGTGCAAGCCTGCGAGCCGCCTTGGTGGCAAGTAGTTTTCGGGGCGCTTTTCCCCCAGTCGATTTACGGGCTGTGTGTTTGGTTCGTGCCATATCTGTATATATTGTACTGTTAACAACCGAAAAACCCATTGTCAATAATTCCACAAGCAAGAAAAAACATACTCTTTTTTAAAGTGGTTAAAAATTCTTTAACTTGGCTACGTCTCTAAGCCTTGGCCTTGTCTTCTTTCAAGGGGGACTTGCTGTGTGGTGGTGCCTTTTGTACGGGAGAGTCTTCTTTCTTGCGTGGTGCCGCCTTTTCCTTTTGTACGGGAGAGTCTTCTTTCTTGCGTGCCGCCTTTTGTACGGGAGAGTCTTCTTTAAAAGGGGACATGCGTGCCGCTTTTTTTCCAAGTTCTCTTCTTGGGGCGGACTTGTCGTCACCTGTGGTTTTTCGATATATCTTTTTTTGTCGTGCCATGTTTTGTGTATGACAAGTAGTTTCATGTAAATTCCTTCTGTCAATAATTCCACTTTGGTAACAACACTTTAGAAAATATAATATTTTTTACTATATATGGTCAAAGTCGTTATTCTGTTGTTATCCATAGTGTTGAAAACAACTTTTCTATCCGTTTATTATTTAATGCCGCAGGATTTGTTGTAGTAAAAAATTGATTTATGATTATCATACCGTCAATTAAGATATATAAAAAATGACGACAAAGCCTATCAGGAAAAAGTTAATCATTAAACATAAATCTGAAAATGAAGAGTCTGCTACAACATTCCGATTATTCGATTTCAAAGCATTTGATAATAATCAGGAAGAGGTGGTTGAGGACAAGAAAAAACACCAAGCATCATTCAACAGTCGTTTATTCCGTATCCAAATGTTCGGACTGAATGAACTCGGTCAAACGTGTATGATTTATATAGACGGATTTTGTCCATTCTTCTATATCAAAGTCACCAATGATTGGACAGCTGGAAAAGTAAAAATGTTTGAATCTCACTTGTGTGAACAATTAAAATCATTCCATAGCGGTTGTTTAAAATCGGCCGTACTTGTCAACCACAATAAACTATACGAATTCACGGGCAACATGGAATTCCAGTTTGTGAAGCTTACTTTTTCGAATATTGATGTTTTCAACAAGGTAAGAAATATGTGGTACGAAAGCAAGGTCTCGGAAACCGGAGAATATACGCGGAAATATAAACCCTTTCATTTTGGAGGCGACGAACTCTTCCTCTATGAAAGCAAAATTCCGCCGCTTCTGCGTTATTTTCATATTCACGAAATCAGTCCTTCCGGGTGGGTCGAGATTATCCAGTTTATAGTTCCAAAAACAAAAAGTTCATCATGTGTCTACGAATATATTTGCACACCGAAGAGTTTGAAACCATTGCCGAATAAAGAGACGAGAGTTCCCTATAAAATTTGTAGTTTTGATATAGAAGCGAGCAGTAGTCATGGCGACTTTCCTCTTCCGAAGAAAAATTATAAACGACTAGCAACTCAAATTGTGGATTCGTTTCAGAAGAGGGGTGACAATTTGAAACCCGATAAAGCCGACCAATTGCTGAAACAAATGATTCTTGCCGCATTCTCAATCGGTTCCGTTGAGAATATTGACTGCGTCTATCCTAAGCAAAATATAGTCAAGGCACACATAAAAGAATCTGTGTTGAAACTATTAACCTCTTCTTTAAAGGAAATCGAATCGCATATCAACGAAGCTGGTTCTGAACACATCAGTCTACGGAAAACCACTTCAAAAATCTGTAATATGTTTGAAAAGATTGCAGACGAGGCGAAAACATTGGAAAAGGTGGAAGAAAACAACAACGAAGAAGAAACCGAAGCGTCTTTTGCAGACGGAGGGTTTGGGAGCGGAATAGGAGAAGTTCCGGAACATGTTTATTTCCATTCGTCGGTCAAGAGTGATTTCCAAAAAGAAGAAGAAACTCTAACCCTAACTTCGGTTTTGCTGCACGATGCATATAGCAGAGAAACAAAAATCCGAATACTGAATGAAAAAATGACGAACCATCCAGGATTTCCAGAACTAAAGGGTGACGAAGTGACATTTATTGGCAGTACATTCATGCGCTATGGCGAAACAGAACCTTACAAAAATCATTGTATTGTTGTTGGTTCATGTGAAAAAATTCCCGGTGCGGAAATTCAATCGGTGCCCACAGAAAGTGCGTGCTTGGAAGCATGGGCGGATTTAATCAGTATTGAAGACCCGGATATCATTATCGGATATAATATTTTCGGGTTTGATTATGCGTTCATGTTTCAGCGGGCACAAGAGTTGGGAATTGTTGAAAAGGCGTTTAATTTATCACGAATCATTGGCGAAACGTGTTTCAAAGAATCTGGAAAGAACCGCGAACAATCCCTTGAAATGACCAAAAACCGACTAGCGAGTGGCGATTACGAATTACATTATCCCGCAATTTCTGGTCGGCTTCAAATCGACCTGTTGTTTTATTTCAGGCGCGATTACAACCTTTCGTCATTCAAACTGGATGATGTTGCGGGGAACTTTATTCGTGACGATATCGTAGCAGTAGAAATCAACAAAGAGGAAAATACAACAAAACTTTACAGTAAAAATCTGGCAGGATTGAATGTGAATGACTTTATTCACATTGAAATGACGAGTTTTACAGTAGATTATTATATGAAAGGTAAAAAGTTTCGTGTCAAGGAACTGCTTCAAAACGTGGCTGTAGTGGACAATGACAACATTATAAAAGCCGGAGTATACAATGTGATTGTTGTGGAGGGACAGTTTTGCGATTTGAATGCAAAAACCCAAGCCTTGAAATGGGGAATGGCGAAAGACGATGTGAGTCCACAAGACATTTTCAGACTCACTCGCGGGTCTTCGACAGATCGTGCAATTGTTGCGAAATACTGTATTCAAGATTGTAACTTGGTTCAGCACTTGATGAAAAAAACAGATATCCTTACTGGATACAACGAAATGGCGGGTATTTGTAGTGTCCCCATAAGTTTCTTGGTATTCCGTGGTCAGGGAATTAAACTGACGAGTTATGTTGCCAAAGTATGTCGGCAGAAAAACACCTTGATGCCCGACCTTGAGCATGTCATGTCTGATGACGGATACGAAGGCGCAATCGTTCTCCCTCCGAAATGCGCGATGTATGGGGAGAATCCGGTCGCCTGCAATGATTATTCATCCTTGTATCCGTCAATTGCCAAGGCGTGGAATTTGTCGCCAAATAGTAAAGTGTGGACAAAGCTCTACGATCTACAGAATAACTTGAAAAGTATCAATGGAATATCATTGGCGGATAAATCTCCCTTGAAGCAAGAAGCTCTGTTGGCCCAAAGCATGAAGTACGATTTATTACCAGGTTACAGGTATATAGAAACTCAATTTGATCACTTCGAGACTGTGCAGTTATATACAGCAAACGGAAAACTGGGCCGTAAAATAAAGGAAAAAAGAGGAAGAAAAGTTTGCCGATGGGCGATATTTCCAGAGGGACACGAGGGGATTATCCCTTGCATCATTGGAGATTTATTAAAAGCCAGAAAAGAAACGCGAGTCAAAGGTGAGAAAGAAAGCGACCCGTTCTTGTCGAATGTTCTCGACAAGAGACAGCTCGGTTATAAAGTAACTGCGAATTCTTTATATGGTCAAATGGGGTCCAGCGTAAGTACATTTTTCGAAAAAGATGTAGCAGCTTCCATCACCGCAATTGGCCGAATGATGATTACTTATGCGAAACGGATGGTGGAGGAAATTTACAACGACTTGATATATTCCACCAAAAACGAAGGGACACAAGTACGAACGAGATCTTCGTATGTTTATGGAGACACGGACAGTGTGTTTTTCACGTTTAATTTGGAAGATGTGACAACAGGAGCACCTATTCGAGGAAAAGAAGCATTGCGTTTGACGATTGAAATTGCACAGGAAGCTGCGTACTTGTGTTCGCTTTTCCTTCCTCCGCCCATGGAATTGGCGTATGAGAAAACGCTGATGTCGTTTATTTTACTTTCGAAGAAACGATATGTGGGAATGCTGTACGAAAAAGATCCGAATAAAGGAAAATTGAAATTCATGGGATTGCCGTTAAAACGTCGAGATTCATGTGATTACGTGAAAGATGTGTACGGCGGTATTCTAACAATTCTCATGAAAGAACCTGATAATATTCAAAAAGCCATCGAGTTTTTGAATACCATGCTTCAGAGATTAGTAAATGGAGAAGTTTCTATGGAAAAACTGGCCATCACAAAGGCGTTGCGCGGCTACTATAAAAACCCTAGTCAAATCGCTCACCGAGTTTTGGCAGACAGAATCGGAGAACGCGAACCGGGAAACAAACCGAAACCAGGCGACCGGATCAAATACGTATTTATACATTGTAATGCGGACCCAGACTGTTTATTAGGAAATCGGATTGAAACTCCGGAATTCATTACGAAGAACAAGTTGTCTCTAGATTATACGTATTATATTACGAACCAGTTGATGAATCCGCTTCAGCAGTTGCTTAGTTTGGCCGTTGAAAAGATTTATGAGGTCAAGAAAAAACGTGCAGCGGAATTTACAGAGTACCGAAAACAAATAGAACAGTTACGTGTAACTAGCAATGACGATTTAGAGTTATTTATGAAGAAGCGTGAGAAATATTGTTCCCAGCAAGTAAAACGAGTACTATTCGAACCGTTTCTTACGGATTTGTATAATAAAAACAATGGCATTCAAACATTGATGCAGTTTTATAAAAAGAAAGTTTAGAACCGTGACCATTTCTCTTTATTGAAAGAGTTTACTTGAAGCAATTTGTCGCCGTTTTCTTGGTAGTATTTCACTTTTTCATTCAAGGCGATTTCTTCTTTTGTTTGTGGAATAGGCGTTTCTTTTGCTGTAGCCATCATGGATTTTTCTAAATCAGATGGTTTGGGTTTTCTTCCAAAACAATTCACTCCAAATTTAATATTGGGGTTCGCAAAATGTCCTCCGTTTATTCCTGGCCTTCCACAGCTGTTTTTATTTAATTCACTCTCTTGCAATTTTTTCCAGGTATCTTTTTGTGTTGGAAAAAAAGCCATTTGTCCTTCGGACCAGCCATAATTACACCATTCTGCACCTTGATTATACGCTGCTTCAATTTCGTCATAGGTAGAAAGGCGTGCATCGAACGCTTTACATACGGCTTTGGCATCATCATATGTATATAAATTATTAGAAACATTGAAAACCTGTTCATTTTCTACCACATTCAATGGTGCGCCTACCGAATTCAAAAGATTATTCACAATAGGGTCACCTAAGATGTCGAGCATATCATAGCCGAGAAAGTACTTGAAAAAGTCATAAATGAAAACCGAGAGTAAAAATATCAAGCCAAAGAACTCGATGAATTTTATAGACAATGGTTTAGAACTCCCCGTTGGTATTCTCAAAATAAAAATCAACAAGTAAAACGTCAATAAGAAAAGCATGGTTGAGAAAAGGGAAAGTTGATTCCCATAGAAATCTTTTAAAAACTTTTTGACTCCATCGACAAATCCGTCTTGAGTCAAATTATTGGTGGTAAATGCTTGAAACACGATAAACACAAAAATGCTACCAAAAGCCAACATATCGATGGTTGTGCTGAAACGTTGTTCCATTTCAGGATCTCGCTTGGGATTCAAAAATACTCCAAAGAAAGCGTAAATGACTAAATATATTCCTAAAAACCATACCATGAACATAATATAAGAATTATTAAAGACACGTACAAACAATGGCGAGGATTTGTCGTCATCCTTCTTGGACGAAAGTAAATTATTCAAGAAGGAACCGCTGAGATCTTTAATGACATTGCCGCTGGAATCTTTTAGGACATTTCCGCTGGAATCTTTGGCGGTTTTTGTCGCATTGTTGCTTAAATCATTTTTGCTAATATCTTTTGCACTCATAGCTTTACGCGTATATTCTACTCACATATTTTTGTTATTCATCTTCTTGACATAAACCAAACAATATACTTCAGATTGCATTTTCAGAACCATTTCTTCTGAAACCGATGCAACACGGTCATCGTCGCAGAGGTACCAATGTTCTCCTTTTTTGATGCAACAAGTGTAATGACCATGATTCAATGAACCGAAATGATTACAAATTGCATAAAGATGATATATTTGCGAAGAAGCATAATATCCGCTACAATATGACTGCATGTTTAATGTTTCGGGGAAATCCACTCTTGTTCTTATTTTTGCCGCTCCATCAAATGAAAACCTTTTCATGCTTATCCATAAAACTGGAGGAAATCGGAAAATAAAAAATGACTTGATCACTGATTCTTTTTCTCTCGTTTTTTCATTGTGCCAGGCATTTTCATTTTCCAAAGTTTCTTTTTCGAAAAATGTGTTTAGACAATCGTAGAGCAAGCAATGCCGTTGATTCACCGGTAGAGGTAGGTCCAACGTGAAAAACATTTCCGGATTTCGCGAGTACACTTCTTTTTGCAAGTCTGTCGGCTGTATGGTTGACACGAGAATTCCTTGAAATAACTCGTAAATTTCAGAGAACTCTTTTTCATAATTGGATTTTAGAAATGCATAACAGATTACGGCTAATTTGTCCGTATCATTTAGTGCAGTCCCCTCTACTACGAGATGATTGGGTCTTTTCAGGCATGCGTGTAAACACTCAATCAAGTAGTGGAGGAATTCTAGAAAATCGTTTTCCATATTTCCACACCACATGAATTCCTTTTTTATTTTAGCAACAGTCTGAATCGCGTGAATAAACCCTTGAGGATTGAGAACTGCTTTTTCGCCGAGTTTCACTTTATTCTCACAAATATTCTCCAAATTCTTCCAAATAGCAATATCTGGAATAGATTCGTGAAGGTTCTCTTTGCTGTTTCGCAACACATGATTAAAACAGTCTAAATTGCACAATATTTGAAGACATGAGTTGATGAAACAAGTATTTCCAAGGTTACATATCCCAAACGGAACAAAATTTGAGTCGTTCATAATGCACAATAAGATTCTATAAGAGGTATATAGTGAAACGTTTATATGAATGATACATCTTTAGAAAGTATATTGGAAGAGGCGTTTCAATCCGTACTCAGAAGTAGTTTCCCACACACAACCGCGAGCATTGTGATAGACCATCCAATCGTCGATTTGTCATTCTCGACTGCTGCTGCTGCTATTGTGGCTGATGAAACTGTCATTCATCGGGAAAATGTAGATGTTTCATACTCGAATCAGCAGAATGTAAGCCGAAGTACATCACATGTTTTGCATGATACTCTCATTTTATACCAAAATTACCAGGAAAATATGCGATTATATCAAAACAATGTTTCTATGATGGTCAGGCATTTACAAAATATTGACCGAAGGAGCCCGTTCACGAGACAACGTTCACGTAATAGCGGGGATCACGAGATTCACAATTTTCCATTTTACGGGATTTTTCCGGTGGGAACAACAGGGTCATCTTCTGAAAGCTACGATATTCCAACGATTAACCATTTCACAAATGCAACTGAATATTGTATCTATGACCGTGAAACAATGGGAGGGACAAGGTCGTGTCCAATTACTTTAGATGAATTCCAAGATAATGAGCAGATTTGTCGTATTAAACACTGCCGCCATATTTTCAAGTCAGTTGCACTTCAAAATTGGTTCTCTCGTAACGCGCACTGTCCAGTTTGTCGGTATGATATTCGAAGGTCCATAATCTAATATCATGAAATATTAATATGGATACGAAAACGAAACTTCTAACCTATGTAAATAGCTTATACGATGACATCAAAAGGAATGACCCTGGATATTTAGAATCGTATGCCAATCTTAAAAAAGTGTCCGAGTCACTTAGGGGAATTTATCACAATATACAGAATGCTCATCATTCGTGGAATCTTTCGAGAGGACACATTATATCAAAAAACCGAATAAATACGCAGAAATGTGACAATTTACCAAAGATGAAAAATTTCGAATACCTTGAAGAACCGATAAAAATGCATATTGAAGAAAATAGCTATTCTGCGAATCAATTCGAATTCACATTAGGCGAGAGAAAATACGAAATATTTATTGTTCTGGAGAAACTTACAAAGGAGCAATGTTTGAAAAAGGTAAAAGAAATCCTGAAAGATACCTATATTTGGTTACACGTTTTACAGAACTATGCAAAAATAAACAATACAGGGTCGATTTCCCAAGAAAATGTCTGCTCGAAAACAGTCAATATATTCCTATATATGACCAGCTTGCAAAAAACCTTGCCAGCATCCAAACTGACAAAACTAGACGAAAATCACATCAATACCGGTTTCACAACCGGATGTTCAGAAATGACTGAAATTTGTATTTTTCGCCAAGAAGAATGGTTTAAAGTGTTGATACACGAATCGTTTCATAATAGTGGATTAGACTTTATCGATTTAAAACAAGAATATATGTCAGAGGCCGAAGCACAAATGAGAGAAATGTTCCCTGTAAATGTCATGGATCTGCGGTTATACGAATCATATTGTGAAACATGGGCGGAAATCTTGAATGACATGTTTATTGTGTTTGAAAAACAAAATAAAAACAAAAACAAAACGAAAAAGCGGTCGGCTCCTCATCAGCAAAACGACTTTTCGCGTTGGTTGCGTCTTCTCTCGTTTCAATTGAACAAGGAGGTAATATTTTCATGTATGCAATTAAATAAACTGTTGGACCAGCATGATATTGGGTACTTTGAAATGAGCGATAAAAGCAAAGCAGGGGCATATACCGAATCCACTCAATGCTTTTCGTACTTTTTCTTGAAGAGTATATTGCTGACTCACTATCTCCAGTTTTTCGAATTTTGTACAGGACAGTCGGCGGGATTTTCTCTCGATTTCGAATTAACGAGAGAACATGTATTAAGATATGTAAATCTTTTCAAAACCCAATATAATTCTGAAAGGATGAAATACTATATGGAACTTACCAAAAACACGATCGATGACCCATTGTTGCCGGAAAAGAAAAACATGAGAATGACATTGTTTGGGAACTAAAATGGACTTTCGGTATAGTTTGCACGTAATGTTTCCAAGTCGCCTTGAAGTGTATGAATCGTGGTCCTGCAAATTGGGCATTTTGGAACATTCAAAGAATCCCTTTCCAGAATGAAATTATATTTGGAAAAACAACCATTACAAAGTGTGTGATTGCAATTGAATCGAATCGTATTTTCCGCGGGAACTTCGTCGTAACAAACAGGACACTCTGATGACTCTTCTGGACAATCTGACGATTTAAAGATGTACGTAAGTGGCTGCGCGTGGAAATCGATGAGAAAATACTCAATATATGAAATGGAACTCAGTAAATGGAAAAACTCTGTTCGATTTGAAAAGAACTCGTCTTCTATATTTCTAAGGGAATTTTGAACATAAATGCGTTTTAATGCCCGATACATGTCACGTTTGTCCATCAACTCATATGCGAGATTGTGTTTCCGTGAAAGTGCTCGTAGTTCGATTAATTCCTTATTCAGAAGCCAAGAAAATCTGAATCGGAGTCCCTCGTATATGGAAAATACACTGTTTTCAAGTAAAAATGATTGGATTGTTTCAAGGTTTTGGGCGTCAAGTACATCTATTTGTGGACATTTCCTGACGTTATGATTTGGCTGTCGACACAGGCCGCAGTGCTTTTCTTTCCGTTGAGTATTCATGTAAATTTAAAAGATAATTCTTCTCTCCTTACTCTAATAATACAAAAATTTTTTATATTATTTCCTTTACCTCTTACTAGAATGCCTAAAACCAGCTCCTTTTACTGGCCCTTTTCTTTCCTGCCAATTTCCTTTTGGAGGTTTGTTTGGTTCTCTCGGATGAAACCAGACCGAGACATTGATCGAACAAAGCATCCGGGATTTCTTTGAGTTCCTTATCTATCAAGTCGACATTATCGTCCAGTATGTGCGACGGATGATGGGTAATCACAGCAAGTCCTACCGGTACAACCAAGTTTTCCGAAATCATTTTCAAATAAGGCGCATCAACAAGACCACCACCAGTTTGCGAGAGAGATGAAGATATATAAGAGTGCAGAGGAATCCCCGCACTGTTTTCTGTGACGACTGGCAACATCATGCTATATAGATAACTTTCTATTTTTATTATATCGTTTCAACTCGGAGACATTTTTAACCTCTCTATTGTCCTTTAGAAATTTTATAACAAAATCGCGTTGGCTGTCGTCGAGAATGAGAGATTCAAAACACTTTTCGATATATTGAAACGTCATATGCCCGTATTCTTTCCGATTCTGTACACGCAATTGACCTTCAGGTAAGTCCAAGGTACAGTGGAGTTTATTTTTTGATTCCAATGTTTTCATAATAGAATCGCTCAATTTCTGCTTTTGTTTTCGTAAAAGAGCGAGTTTCTCTAGCAGTACTTGTTGTTCGTTATCTACAGCGAACCATGCATTTACAGTTTCACTAAACGATGATTCTTTTACAGGTACAATGTCCATTACTCTTACATTAGGTTAAGAAAATTTCTGCGGAACGCAAACAAGACGGAGAAGTCTGATTAATAAAACGCTGTTGACGACGATAATAATAATCAGGAAAACATGGTACAAGCAAATAAGCCATAAGTAAAAATACATTTCATTATATAAAATCAGACCAATAGGTTCAAGCAGATTAGATCGAATCTCTAACTGCCCTGTTTTGCTTTTAAAATAATCTTGACAGGTTTCCCACAACATTTACCATATTTTTACATTATTAAGACTTGAAATAAACGCATGTCGTCTGGAACGAGAAAATAAAATACGCTAAAAACGTATAACAGAATGGCTGATCATATTTATGAACCCAATAGCGAATTTGCATTTAAAGATGTTACCTTTGTTTCGCCGGTTTCTGTTCCTGGAGGAAATCATTTCATTCGAAGTTTTGCAAATAAACAACAAAAACCGTTGTATTTACAACCTCCTAAATGCAAACTGAAAAATGGCGTTGTCAAGGTCGGAAAACGAATGTATTGTGATTTCATTTTTACGCAAGCGGATGAAGAGTTGATTGAATGGATTGATAAATTCGAATCGCTTTGTCAGGATCGGATTTTTGAAAATAGACAAAAATGGTTTGAATCTACTTTAGAAAAACATGACATTGAAAATTCCTTTAGTTCTATTATCAAGTTGTACAAAGCGGGCAAACAATACTCCATGCGAGTCAATATACCCACACGTTTAGGAACATCCGCATTAAAAGTATACAACGAGTCGGAGGAAGATATTCACATTGATTCACTGAAAGAAGGCTCAAGCGTTATCGCCATATTGGAATTTCAGGGAATAAAATGTTCGGCCAGGAATTTCCAAGTAGAAGTCGAAGTGAAGCAAATGATGTTGCTGAGTGACGTGAATATATTCGAAAGTTGTTTATTTTCTAAAAAAGGACAGCGCGCAGCTAAAATTGATACGGTGGAAAAAGAAGAGGAACATGAAATAGAACAAGAGAAAGAACCAGAAATAGAAAAAGTAGAAATCAAAGAGGAAGATTTAGAGGAACGAGAAGAAGAACTTGACAATGAAATGTGCGAAGTTGATTTGCCTTATCATGAACAAAATGAAGTCGTGACAATAAAAGAGCCTAACGAGGCATATTACACCATGTATCGGGAAGCCAAAAAGAAGGCCATTATCGCTAGGGATATGGCTCTTGCCCATTATTTAGAAGCAAAACGGATAAAAATCCAGTTTTCTCTCGAAGATTCTGATTCGGCCCCGGGAGAATCTTTAGAAAATATAGGTAAATATTTAGAATTTGATATTGTATCGCCTTCTTCTGAAGTGGTACATTGAAAATAAATGTCACGGTTTAGGAAAAATCTTGTATCTGCCGTTTATATACACGACAGAAAATGAAATTATACGGTTTTGTTTCGGGATTTCAACGATTTTTTAGCAAAGAACGTGTAATGATTTTAGCTGTCTTTATCCTCTTAGGAATGTTCTTACTGTGGTACTCGAATGGTAAAACATATGTTCAAGATACCATGACTTCGTCGAGTTATGGAACTGGAGCACCTACCACTACTACACTAACCCCTCCTTCCGAAGAACTACCGCATCCTAGCGAGGTATTCGGACAATCTGGAAGCGAAGGAGGAAATTATGCCGCCAAGCCAATTGCCAACCCAAGTGATTTACTTCCGACCGACACAAATTCGCAGTGGTCATCATTAAACCCAATGGATCACTCTAGTCCGGAATTGCCTGATATGCTGCAAGCCGGATATCACATTGGTCTTGATTCGATTGGACAAACGCACAAAAACGCGAATCTTCAATTGAGATCGGATCCAATTATTCCGAAAGCAAACATTGGTCCATGGAACAATAGCACATATGAGCCAGACATGTTACGTCAACCTTTAGAAATTGGATGCGTTTCAAACAATTAAGTTTTTAAGGATGTTTATTAATATATTTCGGTAAATATATTATTAATTATGCCTCCGGTCATTTGGAAATTTCAAAATGATTGTCGAGTAATTTATGAAAAAAAAACATGCGCTGATAAGAGTACGATTCTCATTTGTTGCAATGTTGGGTCTATTCATGAAACAAAAGATTCTGTGGGATTTTGTCATCTTCTTGAACATTTATTATTGGTGAGTGGCACTGAAAGTCACACATATTTGAATATTTTCAAAACGTTTGATCTTACCGGATCAGATTTCAATGCATTTACTACAAAAACACAAACATTTTTCAGTGTAACTTGTCTTACTGAGTATATAAAGGATTTTATTGTAATTTTTGGCTATATTATGTTTACCTCTAACGTGGGAACCCGTTCAATCGAAAAAGAGCAACGTGTTATAAAGCAAGAGAACTTAAGCGATGCGAATCAATCTAATTTGGCGATATTCGAAATATTCGAAGCGCACATGTATAACAATACTCCGTACCAAAACCCAATAGATGGACAGAAAGGCGACAAGTCGAAACAATTGAATCTTAAACACCTTCTCTCATTCTATAAAAAATATTATGTTCCGGGGAATATAACCGTGAGCATTGTCTCAAGTATAACATCAGATAAGTTACTAGAATTTTTTAAACATTCTCTTTTTTTCACGATGAATAAAATACATGTCGATGCGGAAATTAAAATCAAAAGAGTAGTCGAAGCAATTGTAAACCCAGGTTATTACATTGTTTCAAAAAACATGGATACTTCTACCGTAATGATTGGATTTTTCATTCCAGTATATAAAGAGGACGAAATTGGTTTTTATTTTGAAGTCCTGAAATATTACCTGAATAGAATGGACGGATTGTTATTTAATTATTTCCGTACAAACCAAGGCAGTGCTTATCGCTTTAATGCAGACATTGAGCATGAGGAAATCGGCGGCTACTTTTCAATCAATGTAGAAACCACTCCGAATCATGTCATGGATACTCTTGGATTTTGCATCGCTACTTTTCGTAACTTGATCAAACATGGGATTTCTGAAAAGGATTTATATGACGTGAAGAAATTTATGAAAGAATCCATGAAAATGAAATACGACAATATTGAAGAGTTGGCAGAGTATAACAGTAAACAAATCAATTCTTTCAAGCAAGAACCAATGGTTCCTTTTACACATATTTATAAGAAATATTACAAACCCATTCAGACTGTTCAGATTCACGAGATTATTAAGAAACACTTTATTTCTTCGCAATTAGTGGTATCAATTGTTGGAAAAAACACTCCAGCTCATTCTGAAGTCGAAAAACTATGCGCGAGTTTAGCATAAAATATTATTTAAATGTATAGAGTATACAAAATGTTATCACAAACGACATTGTTTTATTGTTTCATCGTCTTGGTATTAGGCATTTGTTTATATATGTATTTTATCGATAATGATAAATTGGATTTAAAATGCGTTGTATCGGGAGTTGATGGAAACACGTATTGTGTGAGAGACCGAACAAAAGTAAAGGAAGCTGCTGATTTATTGGCAAGAGTAACTATGAATTGTAAAAAGTTGGTCGAATATGTTGGTAACAAGTATCCCGAAAAAGAAGAAGTCATTCAATTGGTCAAGGGGTTTAATCCGAAAAAGGTGATGGAAACTCTTCCGACGAGTTCTTATACTGCATACAGTGAAAATAAAGGAGAGAAAATTGCGTTTTGCTTAACTCCAAAGAAAAATAAAGATGAAAATACGTTAATTGATGAGCATACTCTTACATTTGTGGCTATTCACGAACTGACGCATGTTGCAACTAAAACGATTGGACATAAAGCCGATTTTTGGCAAAACTTCAAGTTTCTTCTTGAAAATGCCAAGGAATCCGGAATCCACAACCCACAAGACTATAAGAAAAATCCGCAGACATATTGTTCCATGGAATTGAACGACAATCCATATTACGATATGTAGAATGTCGATTATAATCTTGGCTTATAATATACATCCACATGAACTTTACGAACAAACCGGACACTGTTCGGAGGACAGTCCTGAGAAAAATAAAAAATGGAAACATTCGACACCGGCTTGAAAACAAAAAAACCTCCATCATGTTTTCATTCAACCCGAATACCAAAATCGGGGTTTTATCTGCAGAAATAACCCCGACAATCAAAGAAGTTACAGAGTATGCAGTATATGGCGAGGCACCCGCGTTACCTATCGAAGAAACGAAAATCATTTCCGCATTACAACAAGTCTTGAAAACATACAACACTCCAGATGTTGCAGTAAACGACCGCTTGATTGTTTATGTAACGAATGCATACTTGAAAACAATAGATCAACCGTATTCTTTTATCGATTCGAAAAGGATTCGTCGTATAGTAGAAACCTTTTTAAAGAAATCCATTAAAAGCACAAACGAGAATAATTTACTAGAAGAATATGGAAAAGACATTAAATGGCTCAAAAGCATGGTACTGCAGAAATCAGAAACAAATAATAATGAAGTTTCTGAGGCAAGAGTAAAGAACTTGATCGAGAGTTTCGAGCGGAAAATACAAGAAGTCGCAAATCAACTCCCTCACATGAGAACCGAAATTCAAACAAAAATGCAAGGTGACGAAACCCGAGTAAAAGAGTTGGTAGAAACGCTTAGAAAGGAAATTCACTCGAAACTAGACGACGAATCTATACATTTGAAAAAGGAATTTAACCAAGGGTTTGTAGACGAAACCCGAGTAATGGATTTGGTAGAAAATCTAAGAAAGGAAATCCACTCGAAACTAGATGACGAATCCAAAAATCTGAAAAAGGAATTTCATGTTGATGAAACCCGAGTACATGATTTGGTAGAAACGCTTAGAAAGGAAATTCATGCGAAACTAGACGATGAATCCAAACATCTGAAAAAGGAATTTCATCATCATGACGAAACCCGAGTACATGAATTGGTAGAAACGCTTAGAAAGGAAATTCATGCGAAACTAGACGATGAATCCAAACATCTGAAAAAGGAATTTCATGTTGATGAAACCCGAGTAAATGATTTGGTAGAAACTCTTAGAAAGGAAATTCATACGAAACTAGACGACGAATCCAAACATCTGAAAAAGGAAATTTACACAAGACTAGATGACGATTCGAATATTCTAAAAAATGAAATTCACACGAGACTGGATGATGATTCGAATATTCTTAAAAAGGAAATTTACACGAGACTAGACGATGATTCTAATATTCTTAAAAAGGAAATTTACACGAGACTAGAAGATGAATCCAAAAATCTGAAAAAGGAAATTCACATGAAACTAGGCGACGAATCCAAAGAGTTGGGGAATCTCAAGACAGAATTACAAGTAAATATTAAACAACAAATCGAGGACATTACAAAACGGTTTCCCACAATGGATCTGACACAAGTCGTTGAAAAACTGCAATCAGATCTTTACGGCTCTATCCAAAAACAAATCGACGAACTGAGAGATGCCGCATTTATAGAAGCATGTGTTGAGAACTACTGGAGTAAACTTGTTTCAGAAACAGAAGAACTGAAAAGTGCACGACCACAAAACATGGAGATTATCATTGAGAGAATCGTTAAGCGATATGTCGAAAAAGACCATTCTATTGCAGATTCTTGCGACGATCATACGTTACAGTATGACGAAATGTATGGGGGGTCATCAGAATTCCAGTCCATAGAAAATACAAATCCGATAATCGACCACATCATGAACGGAGGAGGGAAACAGCCGAAATTAGAAGAAGAAGACATATATATGGACGACGTGTATCAAAAACAGAGCGAAACATTCAATATTGTTCATCATGTAAATGAATTACGTTCTTCTGCAGATAAAAAATGGGTCCCTTTTGGGAAAGGAGTTGGGAATACAGTTATGGATATGTATGTTGATCCCGAGACGAAAAAAATATACATTACCGGATTATTCGAACAGGTAGATAATGTCGCTGCAAACAATATTGCATCTTATGATATTACCAAAAAGAAATGGGAACACGTTGGAAACGGCATTAATAATCTGGGAGTTTGTCTTGCTATGGATTTAGAAAATCAAATTTTATATATCGGCGGAATTTTCAATTCTGTAGACCAAGAACCAAACGCGTTAGCTGCGAATAATATCGTTTCCTATAATTTGTTTAAAAACGAATGGGAGACTTTGGGTGAAGGGTTTAATGCCGAGTGCGCATGTCTTTGTTTCGATAATGAACATAAAATATTATATGCTGGAGGTGCCTTTACTAAAATCGGTGATGAAAATATATCCTATGTTGCATTTTACGACCGTGTCCAGAACAAATGGTTTCCATTATCGGACGAAGTGTTAAACGGACCCTGTAGAACTATGTGCATGGACACTGAATCGCGTGAATTATTTTTAGGTGGTGTATTTACAGAAATTGGAGAATACATGTACTATTATGTGGCTTCATTTGATACAAGAAGCAAAGAATGGACGGAATTATGTGGAGGGCTGCAGGGAAATTGTAATTGTTTGTGTCTGAATAGTGATGCAAAAATCTTATATGTCGGTGGAACATTTGACAGTGTGGGAAGTGAAGAAAACCGAATAGAATCACGGCATGTAGCATCGTATCATTTAGAAAACCATGAATGGTCACCTTTGGCTCAAGGGCTAGATGGGGTTTGTCACACGATGATTTACAACTCAGAACAGAAATGCCTTATCATTGGTGGGGCTTTTACGCATGTAGTTGATTCAAATATAATTGTGAATCATGTCGTGAAATACGACACGGTTGAAAATGTGTGGCTTCCTTTTGATAATTTTTTCGATATTAACAACGCACAGAAAAAAGACAATATTGGTCTAGACGGAAATTGTAATTCGCTATGCATGGACGAAAATGCGTATTATATGTGTGGTACCTTTAAAAAAGCTGGAACTGTACATGCTAATTCGATAGTAAAATATTTACATCACAAAGTAAAGCTATGATATAAGGAGTATTTCTATTATTTCTATAATATATAATAATAATGGAAAACGGCAAACTAAAAGTTTGTATATTAGATTCAAATAATTCGCCCAAACATTTGCTCGTTTTTGGAAGTGGTCGCGAAGAAAGTTTGTTTAGTAATATTGAAACTGAATTTTATGCAGCTCAAAACACAAATATTATTTATACGGACTCAAGGATTTATCTTGACGATACTATTCAAACTACGAACCATAAAATTTGGAGTGCCTGTAATAAAGATGATAACATACCCAAGTTTTGTCTAGAGGAAATGTATTTGTTTGGTGTCGTTGAAAATCCATTTCAATTATTGCCATGGTATAAAGAAGTAACCAATTACGAAAAAGAAGAAGTGACAAACAAGACGATTGCCAAATTGTTGACTAATTATTATATGGACCAGGAATTGGTTGTGGATTTGCTGTTTAAAACCGAGTCTTTTCAGAACGATTCCGATCCCGAAATTTCGTTTGAGGATTTGGAAAATTCCGATTGGTTCCGTGAAAAAACCAAATGGGAAAAAATGGGACTTGGATTTGAGTTTCTTTTTCCGACTCCGCCGAATTTAAGAAATCGTGACGCGTATTTTTGCGTCAACCCACTTGAAACAAAACTTTTTAGTACTTTACACGAACCTACCGGTGAACAAATTCAGCAGCAAAATCATTTCTTATTTCACAAAGGTACATTCAAGGACAATACGATTTTTTTATGTTTGGCAGAGTTTACATTGGATTATTGGACACGTGAAAATGTTGCTTATGATAAACTGATGGAACGATATTATCCGGGTATACCAAAAGACTTTTGGTCAACGGGAAGAGACACGCTCTTAGAAAAAAACCGTACGACCGTGTCGCAGCCACATTTGTTTTTACAAAATAAGTATATCGACGCAATCCTTGATATGCAAAAAGAAACCGAAATAGAATATCTAAGCAAGGGAATAAAATCGTTTTATTTTATCAAACATCCTTACGAAACAAAAAACCTACCAATTCTTACTATATTCAAGCGTATTACCACTACCATTGATGTACCAATGATTCAGTTCAGTTCGCCTAATAAAGAAAACAGTATTTCGCGGATTCATACAAGACAAAAAACACACGAGGGAATAAAAATACCTTTATTGAACCGGATCATGACAAACGACATAAACTTGAAAGAACTGAAACAAGGAAGTCGCGAAGAACGGCTAGTACTTTTCATTAAATACGACAACACGAACCCAAATGACCTTACCCCCAATGATTTGATCCGTCTCTCGTTAGAAAAGAATGGGAATATTCATATTCATGGCAATTTACAGAAGTTTATCGATTTACAGATTTTCGAAACATGGATCAACAAATTATTAGAGCCCGCTATAAATCTTCTTAACGAAGTTGTCATTCCACTAGGCTATCGCATAGAACCATTTGAAAAGATTGATCATCCTTACGTAGAAACCGTTTTTGTGAATTTCGGATGTGAACTGAACTTGATACAAGTTCTTGACATTTCCAAAGTAACGGACTGTCTGTCGTCGATATTTATTCAGCGCATTGAAAAGCAGAAACAAAGAAAACAAAAAGGCGGCATGGAAATGATTTATTGGAGAGTTGAGAATTATGAGAAATTAACTGACGAAGACGTGTATATCTCTCAACAATTGCGGCTTCATTACAACCGTGTTTTTAAACGTCAACAAATAATAACCGAACTAGCATCACAGTTTCCTGGTAAAGACCCAGAATTGTTGTTGACTGCTTACGAAGGACGGCAAGGCCAACGCATAACACCCAGTCGATATACAAACCAAAATAATAGCCAGAAAACAAACAGTGGGTTTTTAACAACGATTTCCCGAATCTCCAACTTTTCTTACAAATATAGAGTGGAAGTACAATTTATCCACAATATGAGTTACTTGAAAACAGTTCCCATATTTATTGATTCCATGTTAAAAATGATTTTAAAGCCTACCGATGCTATTCAAACATTGTGTTCATCTGGAACCAAGGTCGCTGTTGAAAAGTTCGAGGTTGTTAATAATATGCCTCTGATGGAAACAGTTCCTGAAATTCTATTAGAACCCGAAGATTCGATAAAATCAAACGTAAGTGACGAGGAATCGGAAGAAGACGACGACGACGATAAAAGCTTTAAAAATGAAGACCAAGAAGAAGAAGAAGACGATGAACAAGATGTCGAAGTGTTGGTATATGATGATCAAGAAGAAGAGGAAGAGGAGTTTGGAGGAGGGAAAAAAAAAAATGATGTCAAAGAATGGACCCCTCTACAGTATTTCATGGCGCGTATAGAAAAACGAGACTCTAAACTGTACGATATATTGCACAAAAATCATTATGCTAGAAAAAGTCAAAATGACAAACCTGTTATTCTTACAGAAGATGAAAAAAATGAGGTGGATCGACTAATTTCCGATAAAACGAAAGACTATGGTCCCAAACAGCAATATGAAAGTGTCAAATATCGAAAGGACAAGGATGGTAAATATTTACATTATATCTGTCCTAGATATTGGTGTTCGAAACCGAATTTAGAGGGGCCGCTTACGGAAGAAGAGGCAAAATCGGGAATTTGTGGAAATATTATTACAGACAAAGCGAAACGTAAACCTGACGAGTTTGTTTTGAAAAATGATATAAACGGCAACGGAAAACTGTATGTAGGATTTCTGAACTCGAACAAAAAAAATAGGATAGTGGACGAAGAAAATAATCCCATTTGTTTTCCACAATGCATGGAGAAAAATGCGCCCAATATATTGAAAATGAAGGCAGAATGTAATCCCGATGTCTACGCTACGTCCAAAACATCAACTACAAAAAAGGGTAAAAAGGAACCAAAGAAAAAAGGGAAGGTAGAAGAAGATATAGAAGAAGATGAAGACGAAGATGAAGACGAAGATGATGATGATGATGATGAAGAAGAAGATGAAGACGAAGACGAAGAAGAAGATGCAAAGCAGAAAGAACCAGTACAGAAAAAAGGCGAAACGAACGAGGTTAAAGTAGAAATTAATAAAAATAAACTCAGGACTCTTATCGATCTCCCTGTTTCTGACGATAGAATGGGGAGGTTGCCTCCTGCAATCCAAGTATTTTTAAATAGTAAGTATACAGCAAATACATTAGTTTCAGGTGGTGAAAAAGTGCTGCTCCGATTTGGATTAACCCTAACCAAAAATAATAAACACAGTTTCTTAGCATGTTTGGCAGATATTTACAGTTTACTCCAACCAAAAAAAGTCGATGTTGATGCCTTTCGCGAAGTTTTGGTTAAAAAGGTGACACTTGACGCATTTGTTTCTCTTCACAATGGAAGTATCGCTTCTATTTTCCAGCCTATAACCGAGAGAAATATCAACATTGATAATTATAAAAACACAGAATTATATAAATATATCAACACCACAGAAGAGTCACAGTTGAAATTTTTAAAATCTTCCATTGCGTCGTTGGAAAATTTCCATGCATATTTGCTGGATAAAGATAATGTCATAGAACCAACATATTTATGGGAAATAATTAGCGGAAAGTTGTTGTTTAGTGATGGATATAATATGATTATTGTCGAGCATTTTGCAAATAACAATCAGGTTGGAATCCAATGTCCAAACAACCCTTATATAAATAATATCTTCCATCCGCGTAAAAAAACATTTATACTTTTGAAAGAAGACGATACATATACTCCTTTATATCTCATCCGTGCAGAGGAGCAATTAGCGACACGCGTCGACGCAAAAAATATATCATTCTACTTAACGAAAGTATTCTCAAAAAATGAAAGTCCGAATATGAAGGCACTATTAGAAATGTTTGAGAGAAATATAAACAAGTTCTGCTCGCCACAAAACACAGTAATAACGTTCAAAAAAAGTTTGAACGCAACGTCTACGGTTTCTTTACTGAATAGTTTTCCAGAATCGTTGCAAATCGTAGCAGCTGTTTGGAATTATCAAGGGAAAATAATAGGATTTACTGTAAAATGGACCAAAAATAATGAAACAGAAATCGTTGACGGGAAAAAAATCATGGACGGAAAAAGTACATTTTTTCTGCCATGTTTTCCTTCAACCGTGGCCAAGAGATTTTACCCCGTTAAATGGATGGACGATAATTCGATTTGGAAAGATTACAAATCAACTATTGAGTTTTTAAACCATATTCAAAAGATTGGAGATGACCTTAAAGTTAATAACAATTCCAAGCCGCTTATGAAGGTTATCGAAGACGGTTATGTCATTGGTATTGTAACGAGCAGTCATAATTTTATCCAAATAAATCCTAAAGTGAAAACATCAGACATTGACAAGTCGGATACGTTAGAAGAGTTAATCCAAAGTAATCCGTTTGACTCGGACAAAAATATAGCCTTGAATAAACCAACGGCAACACAAAACAAAAACAACAAATTATTATGGCTACAACAGCAATTCTACACCTTATTTCGCAATAAAATCCGGATACTCTTGAATACCTTTTCGAAAACTAGAAATGTACGAAAGGAAATCATCACTTTCGTGAATCAAAAAAGAACGTCATCCAAAGATAAAGCCGAAGCCATATTAGAAAAACTGAAACAAATCGGCAAATCACATTTCTCCTTCTCTCCGTATACCGACGACGAGCTTATGAAACTAAATAAGATATCCTTATGTGATGGATCGTGTGAAAAAAATCCATATTGTATCAAGAATGAAGCTGGTGTTTGTGTGTTGAAAATCCCTTCGAATAATTTAGTTACAAACGAAAGTAATGAACTCATGTATACCCGTTTAACGGAAGAGTTAATGAACAATAAAACGTCTTTTAATTTCATGCTCTTTAATAATTTCTATTTGGATTTTGACACTCAAGACTATGTTCAGATAAACGACGAGGTCATCTTACCTTTTTCAAAAATGAATTCGAAATATTTTCGATCTCTCGTTCCAAAGAAAGACTCGAGCTATGTCCATAAAAATAATTATCAAACTACCGGTCGTTCTACAGTCGATGTAGCATTAGACTGGAAATCACAGTTTACTGGAACAGCAAAATAAATTGATCGCGATATTATATATACATGGAAGCGGAAATTGAACAACTCGAATCGTGGTATCAGAAACAACTGGAAAACATTCGAAAACATGCGGAAAATATGTATGCGAAAATGTCTGCACGACAAAAGAAACAAAATCAGGTCAAAAATTGGGTCAGAACACAAAGTCAACATTTAGCAAATTACCGTGAACAATGTCTTCTTTCCATTAAATCAAAATGGATGAAGAGCGATAAAAAGGCTGTGTTGGTAGGAATAAACTATACAGGGACGCAAAACGAATTGAAAGGCTGTGTCAATGATGTTTATAAAATAAGGGATCTTTTAGTGTCCAGATTTGATTATCGTCATGAAAATATCAAGCTACTACTAGATAACGAGGCAACACGTGCAAATATTCTAGGCGAATTCACAAACCTTGTTCAAAATGCACAAGAAGGTGATCATATCTGTTTCACGTTTAGTGGTCACGGATATTTCCAGTCAGATTTATATAGCCCAGACGAGAATGACGGGAAAGACGAAGTCATAGTATCTGTAGATAATCTTGCAATTGTAGATGACGAGTTCAAGGAAATTTTACAGAAACGCTTGAAAAATAAAGTGACCATGTTTGCCATGTTTGATAGTTGCCATAGCGGTTCTATTCTCGATCTCAGATATCAATATTTTCATGATAACGAAAATAACGAGAAAATAGACCCTCGCTCTCTCGACACACCAGGTCAGGTCATTTTACTCAGTGGATGTAAAGATCATCAAACCAGTATTGACGCATATATTGGAAATAAATTTGATGGAGTTTTGACTTGGGCCTTTGTTGAAACACTTTCTATAGGAGACGGCAAAGGGACATGGGATGGTCTTTTAAAGCAAATCCGTAAAATTATGACGAATAACAAAATGGAACAAATTCCCCAATTATCATCGGGTAGACACATGAATGTCTTGACAGAACAAGTCATGTTATAAAAAAAAGAAGGTTGGCTTATTAAAAATGTAGTTTAAAAATGTAATGATTACTCTCGTAAAGGACCCCGGATGCGACGGGCGAGCTGAATATCTTTTGTCATCAAGGTGATTCTCTTTGAGTGAATCGTACATAAATATGCGTCCTCAAACAACCCCACTAGATGCGCTTCGGCAGCTTCTTGTAATGCAAGGATGGCTTCTGCCTGCCAACGGTATTCTTTTCTAAAGAAATATGTCTGAATCTCGCGTACCAATCTTCCAAATGGGATTCTTCTGATAAGAAGGTCGGTGTTTCTCTGGTAGAAGCGAATCTCACGCAGCGCTTTTTCACCAGGTCGATATCTTCTTTTTTTTATGATTGTTTCCTTGTTGACGATTGCTTTTCTCGGAGACGACTGTTTTCTAGATTTAACATGTTTTACAGATTTAAATACTCTTTGTCCTCCGCTTCCTCCTATTATTTGTTGGTCGTTTACCATGTTGTTTTTCACTATAGATAAAGCCAAAAACAACGTGTCAATAATTCCACTATAATATTCAAAAAATTAATCGTTTTTATAATTTTTTGAATTTTCTCTTTTTTATTCTCTCTCTTTTTTATTTATTCTCTCTCTATTTTTGTATAATTATTAGTTTGTTTAAGCAGAAGATGCGGGAGCCTCCTTCTTGAAGTGGTGCTTCAAGTATCTCTGGAGGTTAAAGTAAGTGAGCTGGTCATCCTTCGAATCGAGAAGCTTCTTCAGCTTTGCGTCGGGGTGGATGATGCGACGGTTCTCCTTGTTCTGGAGGGAGTGGGCCTGAACGTACTGGTGAATGAGCTTGCTCACCTCGGTACGAGCCATCAGGGATCCAGTGTCTCTACCGAAGAAGAGGGCAAGCTCATCGCTGATAAGAGTCGGCTTTTCGAAGCCCGAAAGCTTGTTTCCCTGGGGATTCTTTCGGCGCTTGGTTGTCTTCTCGGCATTCTTGGAAAGACGAGCAGACAGCTTACTAATGTTGCGAATGTTCTGCTTCATACTCGAAGCAGTAGCCTGCCAAACGGAAAAGTTCTTGTTGAACTCTTCGACTTCACTGAGAAGGGACGAAGAAAGGCTAGACTTGTCGCAAGACTCAGTTGCGTCTTCAGCCACCGGAGTTTCAACAACAACGGGAGCGGCAACAACTACGGGAGCAGGAGCTGCGACGACACTTTCTGATTTCTTAGAGGCGGCCTTCTTTACGGAAGGCGCCTTAACGGCGACAGGAGCAGTCTTTTCGGCAGCAGGGGAGGAGGAAACTGTTGATTTACCACGAACCATCTTCTTATTCTTATATGACCTATAAAGCGGTGTGTATTTAAGTAGGTTACAATTAAATATCTTCTTTTGATTTATAGACCGTAAATCAAGTTTCCGTAAATTAAGTTTCTTATTCGTTCTTATTCTACACTGGAAAGAAACAATCTAAATATTTTTCGTTTATAACCATATAACTTTTTTCATGCAAAAAGTAATAATCTTCTGCTTTGCCGGAAGAGAGAAATATATCAGCATCCAATTACAGTATATCATGCAAATTTTAAAAAGGTATAAAACAGTAGAATATCATTTATGGGATTTTTCCAGAAACAGTGAGGATCATAAATATTTGAAAGATATAAGTACCAAACACGCACAAATCGTACTACATGAACAATTTTACCAGGGAGAAAACACAAATTTAACCTGCGTGAAACAAGTAGGGCGGTATTGTTCTTGTGTCAAGTGCAGAGTAGGGAAATGGACAGAACCCTATAAATATTACGCGTCTTCTGTCTACAAAGATTTCACTTTTATTAAAATAGACGATGACATTGTTTCGTTTCCTTACAAACAACTGCAAAAATATATTTACATGATACAGAAAAACCCCAAGTTTATAGTGAGTGCAAATGTAATAAATAATGGTGTTTGTGCCTTTTACAACAATGAGCTGAAACCGATTGTTGTAGAGAAGCGCATATGTGAGAAAATACACTCCCTCACCGATTGGTTTTACTTTTGTACGAATATCGATTTTTTCAAGATTTGCCACGAGTTTTTTCTCAGCAGAGAACACGAAGATACAAAACCAGATTTACTAAGTCAGGTTCCTTTACAAACCAAATTTTCGATCAATACGATTGGTTTTATGCACAATATCATGAGAGAAATCTCGCAGAAATTAGATATTTCGAGCAACGACGAAGAAACGATTTCGGGATCATTTCCGATTTTAATTTATAATGGGTTCACATGCGTTCATTTTCATTTCTCAGACCAAAGAATTCAGATGAGCGATTCGAATGAACATGAGTTGTTGAGACAATACAACAATGTCGCGAAAAAATATATAAGTATTGCCGGGGACATTGCATATGGCTAAAATTTGTTACATCACTGCAATTTACGGTTCATATGAGGCCACCTGTAAAAGGTACGAGACACAAACCGTTGCTAGCGATTTTATTTGTTTTACAGACAATCCAAATATCCAATCCAACGGTTGGACAATAGAAACTACTCCGTACCACTACATGTACAAGTCAGATTTCGAGAGAAGCACACATATCAATTCATTATATAACAATACACATACCTTTAATATTGCGAAATTTTACAAGCAGAATTTTAAAGCTATCCCCATCTTATTCAAATACGATGTCATTGTGTGGCTAGATGGAACAATAGAATTAACTTATCCTGGTATCAGCGAATATATGTTAAACCGCATATATGACCATAAAATTATTGGATGGCACCATGAATATCGTTTTGGTAATTTGGAAAATGAAGTAAAGGGATCTTTTGACGAGAGATATAGTTCAACTTTTTGGAATGACCAAGTACAGCCCGTACAGCATGTACAAGCCCAATACGACGAATATTTAAAGGATGGATACGACGAAACTTTTTTTCAAAAATGCCCAGAGAAATCAAGCGAACACTTTGGCGTTTGGATTACTTGTTTTGTAGCTTTTTTAAATAAAAACAAACAAGTCGCCCAATTTTTAAATCTGTGGTATTTACAAACATTACAATACACTACGCAAGACCAAATCGGATTTTCTTACAGTGTTCAAAAAACGAAAATATTACCATTTACATTACCTAATCACGAAATCCAAGGGGGTGAACCTTGTTACGAAACGCCGTTTTATATAAGACATGTCCATGGAATATGAAAAGAATTCAACTGATCCTCAGAAAATTGGACAGCATTGCCTGACTTCTTTGATGTGCTTGTTCGCTTTCAACTTGACTTTTGAATTGTTTTTTCCTCATGAGTTGTTCGTTCAATAAGCGTTCGTCATTGAAATGTTGTTCCGCCTGACTTTTCTGCATAGGTGTAAGAGTCTCTTTTTCTCTCGCCGTAACATAATGGTCCACTGAATTAAATTGTTTCACATGTTGAAATTCTTTCTCGCTGACACTGAAGACTGTTTGATCCTTGTGTACTTTTCTCAAGTCGTCGAATTTTAGTTTACTGAAAAGATCCGCACAGATATAATTCGCATTGTCTTCTTCATCCTCGTCATAAAATCCAGAAGATCCTCCGTTCAAACAAATCGGTACTACCCCCGTATATTTCACCATGTCTGCCCTTTGTTTTTCTTTATATGTTTCGAATGCTGCGTCCATTTCTGATTTATTCTGTATCTGGGTTATCTGAGGCGCATATTCGTTATTCTTGAACCATTCGTTTTTGTTTTTATCCTTTTCTCTCGTTTTGCTGTGGGTTTCGAATAAATGGTTGAATTTCGAGTTAAACTGCGAAGAACTCATACTTTTCATGGTTGTTTCAATCTGGTTTGTTGCAATGTGTGTTTTTTCTGGAATATACACGATTTCTTGATTATTCGGAACAGTTTGATTTACTTTATTATTCATTTCATAGACCCGGACCACGATATCAAGTGCCTTTTTGTAAAACAGGAAATATTCCTTGGGCAAATTTGACTTGTCCGGATGCATATACAATACTTTCTTTTTCGCTTTTTTTAAATGGTCCGTGGTAACATTATTTTCATCAAGGGTAAATAATTTAAGTATGTCTGCAAACGAATATGTAGAAATGTCCAAATTGTGATTCATTCTTATAGAAAATATATAGAAAATGATGAGAGGTATTTAAACGGAAGATTCTATTATCACGTATAGCATGAAAATAAACGACCCTTTGATTACACGCGTCGACCTAGGCAAATTACTTGAAAAAAACAAGGGGGTTCTCATCATTAAATTTGGTGCTAAATGGTGTGGGCCTTGTAAAAATATCGAAGGGCTATTGAATCAATATTTCGATATGATGCCTGATAATATCTCAACCATCGAAGTTGACATTGATGACGCGGTTGATATTTACGGGTTTTTGCGATCTAAAAAAGTTGTCAATGGTATTCCCGTTATTTTAGCTTATTATGAAGGAAATACACATTACATCCCGGATGATATTGTGGTCGGAATTGACCCTACCAAAATCAAACAATTCTTCCAGCGGTGTGTAATACAATCAACAAAATAAAAAAGTTATTTATTTAATAATTAATCAAATTTATTTATACTCTGTAATCTCTGTGCACCATGTTCTACATAGTGGACAGTTTGCGTGTTTATCGCTCCATTTCTTGAAGCATTCCGCGCCAAAACGGTGACCACAGTTGACCAAACACGTATGAATCATCGAATGATGGTTCATGCAGATCGCGCAAGCTTCTTCCATCTTTGTTTTTGCTTCTTCTTCCGAGAGATGTTTAAAAACCTTTGGTATAAGTCCCTGACCTTGGTGTTCAGGCAACCACATAGAAACTACTGCTACAGGAGCTTGTCGCTCCAATCTCCGGCGAGAAGATTCGACTCTCTGGTGTTCTCGTATGCTCGCTGCCTCGACAGGGAACGCCAACTTTCCCAGTTTTTCTCTCATAAACTTGAGTTTTTCTTCGAGTCTTTTTCTGTACACAAGAAGACGACCTATATGGATATCAGGGGTCTTCATACCCACGTAGGGTTCGGTATCTCTCCACATAGATTTCATCTCGACTGTGAAAATGTTTGACCGGATGCGTTTACTGATTTCCTCTTTTTGCGAAGGATTCATGTACTCTTTGTATGTCTGGTACTTACCGGTTGCCCAAGCAGAGAAGCTCTCGACTTGTTCGGTTGATGTCGGGATGACTTTGGAAGTGGAGATGATAATGTCCATGTTGTTTAATTAATGGAAGCTTTAGAAACCTTTTTGTCAATAATTCCACTTTGATGGCAATTACCTCACATCAACGTACAGAAAAAATTGACAGCTTTCGAATCGTAGGAACTCAGGTGCATACTACCAATACCAATCACTTAAAATGGACCTACTATCTCACCCTTGGACGCTAGATCAATTCCGAAACATAAGACCCGAACAGGTAAAGTACACTTCAGACATTCTTTCTTCTGAAGAAGAAGCCAAGTTCAAGGTAGTACATGCGCCGGTTAAATCCGGTAAACGTTCTTTTCCTGAAATCGCTTCTTTACTGAAACCAACTTGTGTGCATATTTTCGTTTCATCGCTGAACCGAAAATCTGAAAAATTACAACACGACGAATTAAAAAAATATGGTATTCTTGTTCTCTTAACTTATAATAAAAAAACTGCCGACTCGTGCATAGATATAGTCATGTTCTTGTCGAATGCCGGTCAGGAGGTGCTGATTCATTTGGACGAGCTGGATTATGGGTGCAAAAACAATCAGATTCTGAGTGGTGTTTACTTCAAATTGAAAGACGAGGACAATGTGAAATTCATCCTTTACAGTGCGACAATCGACGTTGTTAGAACCGACTTTCTAGATGACGATAAAAACGGGTTTCGTGTGTTACCACCTTTCATCCCACCAACCGCGTACTATGGAATCAACCAGTACATCGAAGACAAAAAAATAGTCCAAGCAACGCCGTTCGTAGAGTTCTCACCATCGGGAAAAATGGTTCTGACCGACCAGGGAAAAGAATGCATCGAGAACCTCCTGAAAGACACGTATAACCCCATGAAAAAACAACATGTTGGCATATTACGCTTGTCTGGAAAAAAAGAAGGAGAACAAGATTTCAAATTATTCGAGAATAATGTACATGTAGTAGAAGAGTTTGCGAAAGAGTGGTATATCGCGAACAATATCGAAATTAAAGCCGCTGGTGGACTAAACGTTCTATTTGTGAGCAGTAAACACGGATCTGTGAACTGGGATGATAGCGCATTCTGGAGTAACCTAGATTCTGTTGTTCCTGTACTGATTGTCATTTGTCAGATGTCAGGAAGAAGCACGGAATGGAAATGTCATCCGTACTTGTCCTGGTTTCACACTTGCCGTTCTCTCTCATGCAGCGCGAGTACACAAATACAAGACCAAGAAAGAGTGGTTTATTATGACACCGAATACAATAAAGGCACGGACATTGTCCTTTACGGGAATGAGAACTGCGCACTTTACAGCGCAGGTCTAATTGACTCGAAAGAACTGATAGACAGGACAAACAAGATGCTCGCTCTTACATTGAATGGTAGATGTCAAAACTCTTTTCGGGTGATCATGAAAACACCTGAGGTATACGATAGCTGGGAAGAAATACCGGAACCAGTTATCTCGAAATTAAAACTGAAAAAAGTTGACTTGATCAACGAACGATTACGTCTACGGAAACAGATGATTTACACGCAGCATAAAAACAACGCGACATTACATCATCTGGTGGAAGTTGCGGATTATTCGTGGGAGGACGATGGGATGTACACGACTGCTGACTTTCTAAAGTTTTGTTACTTGAAAGAAACTGGTAGAAAGGCACCCAAACATTTGTGGCGCAAGACCGATCTACTGAAGAACTTGTCCGCGGGGATGAACAAGAGAAATCCACTGAGACTCAACGTGTTCTACGAAGATGACGAGAGAAATCCAGAGAATTTTAAATTTATGGTAAGGGAAATTGATCGAACAGAACCTGTAATGTTTAAAAACGACAGCATGTATAATTTTAGCGACGGTTAGAGAGATTTGTTTAAATTTTAAATAATAATGTTTTTTTTCCTGTAAAATATAATATGGTTATAGGGTAATGTCTATCTACGCTGTATTGATTATAAGTTTTTGGTGTATTTCCGGGTTTCTGATGCTAGTCTTTCTCCGTTGTCTATGCATTACTTATCCTGAAGACCGAATAAATGAAAACCGAATATAAAATGATATAAAAACAAAACAGGAAATTACCAAAACATGGACTTGGAACAATCCAATCATTTTCTAATCCAGAAACTCGAAAAAAACGAGCCATTTCTAATCACTAGACTCGGAATAGGTGCGGAAACCATCGTTACTTATTTAACAGCGCATAACTTGAATATTGACGACAGACTTCTTCGAACATTACAAAATAACGCGGGTATTTTATGTGAAGATTATCAGCAAATACGAGAATATTCTATTAAATACGAAACCAGTCTGAAGCATTCCACGGCTTTAGCAAAGTGGGATGGAGATATGTGTGGATTGTCACAATATCAGGAATACTTTATAAGAAAATACGATTTACAGTGTGTTACCACAACGGTTTTAGAACCATTTTACTGTATTGAATCAAACCTGATACCGTGGAGTCACAGTTTGTTTGGTAAAAAAGTGTTGATCATTAACCCATTTACAGAATCCTTTCAGCTCCAAATCAATGCAGGGTTCCAAATGTACAAAGATCCGAACAAAAAAATCTTCTTGGATGGTCAGGAGTTTGTCTTTTACAAAAGTTACCAAACGTCGGGTTCCAACAAAATCCACAAAAACTGGATCGAGACGTTTGAACTTATGTGTAAAGATATCGAAAAATTAGATTTCGATATTGCGCTGGTGGGATGTGGAGGTTACGGACATCCATTATGTGATTTTATATTTACCAAGATGAACAAATCTGCTATTTATGTAGGAGGTGGGCTGCAATTATTATTCGGAGTAATGGGGAACCGATGGGTAAACGAGCCTTTCTGGAAAGAATTAGTAGATAAAAATGGCAGTAGATTTATCCGACCAAATGCGAACGAACAAATTTTAAACCAAACTAGAATAGAAAATGGCTGTTATTGGTAAAAAAAATAGGTTAGATTAAAGCATTAAAATTCAAAACTCATTCTTCGTACGCCTCGCTGCAATATGTGTTGGGTAGAAGAATATTAACCTTTTCCGCGATACAACGCACAACTCCTCCTCGGGATCCGTTTGCCGTTCCAATTGATTTCAACCAGAACCAAAAACGGTCAGCGTGCTCCACTGGGGAAACGCCTGGAGCCTTGAAACTAAGATACATCCCGATGAGTTGATACGTTGTAAATACACCCGCACTCTCTAGCGCAATTTTACTTGCACGACCTATTCCTGGAACTTCCAAAATATTTTCTGTTATTTCAGCCCTCAAAAAATCCATCAGTGTGTTTCCACCGACTTGAGAACGGTTTGGATGGTAACCTTCAGCCATTTTATTGTGAATTGATTGTCTTTTTATTCGATTAGGTAAGGGAAAATTCTTCTTGTCAATAATTCCTCTTGTTCTGAATGATGGTGGGCGTATGTGGTTTTTGCCATTGTAAATAATACAAAACGATTTCTGATACTTGTCTGTCTGTTTTGTATTATTTTTTCTTTTTGTGCGCTTTTTTTAAGGAACTGCGTTTTCTTCTTTTTGCACTCATCTTTCTTTTCGTTTTCTTTCGCCTTTTCTTCCCACCTTCTTTCTTTTCGATCTCTTCTTCTTTTTTTTCTTCTTCTTTTGCGGCAGCTTCTTCTTCTTCTTTGGCTTCTTCTGCCGCGGCTTTTTCTTCTTCTTCTTCTGCTTCTTTTTCCGCGGCTTCTTCTTTCTCTTCTTCTTCTTCTTTGGCTTCCTCTTCTTCTTTTGCAGCTGCAGCTTCCTCTTTCTCTTCTTCTGCCATTTCCTTCTTCTCATCCTCTTTTGATCCAGATAGGGGTACCAATATCCCGATGGTAATGAGGGTTAGTCCGACAAATCCTGCAGTGATCATTGGTATATTTCCAATGGAATATGTGGTAATTTTATTCTCAACATTTTTTGGCCGTATACGTTCCCAAAGAACACTAAAGTCGAAAACTGCCATTAATATACATAAACATTATACAAAAAACTCTAAATAAAGGAAAACGGTATATGAACAATTTGTGTTCTGAAGTATGGAGAGTTATTTAAAGATATACGATACTTTGGAAAGGAAAATTGTATATGATTTTCGTTTGGGGTCAGGTGGGATCGGCGATTTAACAAAATTTTTCGTGCACTTGTTGAATATCTGTATTGATCAAAAAATCAAAATACATTATTTGATCAACAATATTCCAGCTGAAAAATATCTGAAACTGTGTCACCCAAAAATGTACATAACACCGGAAACAATACTGAAAAGCAAATACCACATTATCCAGCAACCATCTGACATTGCAAACCTTAATAATACGGATTACTACGTTGTGACTCCTTTTGCCTTTTACGACTCCTTTTCTTTCGATGCTATAACCATTCCTCTCCAAGATGTGTTTTATTTTACAGATGAAGTGAAACGCCACTTGATTCTTAAAAACGAAAAATATATTTCGCTTCATTTACGCATGGGAGATAAACATTTAGAAACAGATAAAAGGTTCGTATGCTGTAAAGAAGACAGTCGTACATTCCACGAGGCAAATATATTCGAGTTTATTGAAAAAAATCAGGATAACAAAACAATCTTGTTTTTGTGCGACAACAATAATTATAAATTGAAACTAAAGTCCAAGTATGAAAAAATCATCATAACTGATTTTGATATAGGTCATACTAGTTTCATAAACACAACAGAACTACAAGTTTTAAACACATTGAAAGAGTTTTATTTACTGTCGAACTCGGAAGAGATATACATTGCTTCTTACAGTGGGTTTTCAAGAATGGCTTCAAAATTTAAAAATATCCCCATTCATGAGTTGTATTAAACCAAAAATCTTTTATCCGGACAAGATATAACATGAACTTCAAATTGAAATATATCAGTGTTCCGATTTTTCTCGTCAGTTTTGCTTTGGGGATTTTCGCGGTATACATTTACGAGCCAGAAAACAAAAAAATTATGGTGTACCCATCACCTGACAATGTCGACTACATACAGTATAAAGACAAGGCAAATAATTGTTTCCAATTCAAAGAGCAAAAAGTAGCGTCTTGTCCAGCAAACGTAGAAAGAATACCGATACAATCCAATTAAAATGTCCGCTCAAACTATAGCATGCATTTAAATCGGTTATTAGCATCGGGGTTTGGGAGATATTTAATTTCCATTTTACTAGGCTTGGGCTTGGCGACCTTATTTAGAAAAGCGTGCAAAGACCGTTCGTGTCTATCGTTCAATGGTCCTGTAATCAGTGAAATCGACGGTAAAACGTACCAATTCGGTGAATATTGTTATAAATACGAATTGATTCCAGTAAAATGTGATCCCAAAAAAAGAATCGTGGAAATAGATGATGGCGCGGCAAAGATAGTAAAGGAAGAACAGAAAAAAGCGACTCAATCAAACCCCCTATTATCCATGTTGGGGGGAAAATAAAGTTCGTTCTTTCGTACATCTTTAGATAATTCATATATTTTATACAAAGATGTCAGACACTACAAAAATTATGGATCTTCCTGAAAATGTGACTATCCACTCCTCACAACAATACCAGCAACATAATGGTCCACCACCACCGCAACAACAAAACAGGCCTAGAGCAACCAACACGACCACATATGCGCCGATCGATTCCCATCCGAATCCATACGGTCATCCTCCTCCTTCTATCCCAACTCCATCTTACAGCGACAGTGGGCAAACGAATGTGATTAGTTATCCCCCAACGAATTCATCATATAATACGAATGACCTCCGGCAGCTTCCGCAGCAGCATCTACCTAGTCGCGATATTCCCATGACTTCTGTACAATATACGCATGATGAAACAATACAATCTAATTACATTCCTCCTTTACCGAATGATGTGAGGAAGAGAACAACCGAATATTTGAAGCAATACGACGAGGCAACCGAGAGAAAAATAGAAGGTCATGAGCAATCAAAACAGAAACAATCTCGAATGGATTCTCTCATTGAGCAAGGACAGCTTCCCATTCTAGTGGCCATTTTGTTTTTCATATTCCACATGCCAATTGTTTCGTCGTATATTTTTACGCGGTTGGCCTTTCTTGAGATTTACAACTCGGATGGAAATTTCAACGTTTACGGTCTTTTACTCAAAAGCAGCTTATTCGGTCTAGTATTTTACGGATTGTCGAAAGGAATTACATTCTTGAGTGAGTTTTAATGTCATTTATTCATTCATTCATTGAAATAATCGTCTCTCAAACTGTTCATTTTTTTATCCGTGATTCTTCCTTTCTTTCCTAAAAATAGTTCAATGGCATCTTGTGTAGTTAATGTCTCTCCGTCTTTTTCTTTTATGAGCAAGGTAATGATAAAAAACAAAGAATACATTCCACACTCATTATTCTGCAACTGATGCTCCATTTTTTTATTTTCATAATAGGCCAGTTTATATTTAGGCGTCATGGCCTCACCTTGGTATTTCACATTTTGTACAAACTTTTTAATTTGCGGAGGAATGGGCTCGGCAGTGCTGTCAAAATAAAAAATGAATTGTGCATCCAAATCAATGAAAAGAGAAACCCAATGAGAACCGCCTTCATTATGCTTGTCCAAATTAAACACCACTCCAATTTTCCGTTTGCCTTTCGTGAATTGATCTTGTAAATTAAAATTGCATAAATTAGGACATACACATCTCATGGCTTCTTCCGGTTTTTTATAATCATAATCGATTGCCGAAGGGCCAATAAACGTAAATTGAGCATATGTTTTCTCGTATTGATTCAAGACTCCTAAAATGTCATAGTTCGAAAGCCACGCACTTGGGTTTTTCTTCCATTCATGAGGTTGAGCGGGTGCGAACAGAAGAGAAAGTAATTTATTCTTTACAGAATCCTTTTCGACGTGCTGGACCCAGCACGATTCTTTTTGACATTGAGGCATTCGTTTCTGGATCATCTGGTGAACTTCTCTCGGATCATTCGAACGAATCTTATCGGTATTGTATTTATTATAAGTCGTTTTCAAATCGAGAATGGTTCCCTTGGTAAAACATGAGTTTGGTGCAATCGACCTTCCTTTCGAATAAGGACTGCATTTCTCTTGTTTGAATCGAACAGATTTCGTTTTATTCTTGGATTTACTTTTTATTTTTACTGTGCTCATTTTCTTTATTGAGAGAAAGTATTCTTTCGGTTAATCAAGCAGGAGGAATTTTAAATACCTGTTGCATCTTCCAATACTCTATTTCGGTAGGCGAGTGCTCAGGGACGTGAGCAAACAACGTTTCTTCTTCTTCAACTACTTCATCCTCTTCCTCCTCCTCTTCAGCACCACGTTCCTTTTCCTGTAACAATGCTTCCACAAACTGCTCAAATAAATGCTGAATTTTAAGATTATCGCTCGGGTTTTTGATTAAATTCTGGAATTTCATGCATAATAAAGCACGAGACGTTTTCAAAGATTCGTACAATTTCGCTTGCTTGTCATTTGTATCTGATTCCGTGGTTTTCACGTATTTTTTATACGCGCTTCGGTTCATCAAACAATCCAACGTGATTTGGTAGGTTTCGTCTATTTTAGAAGGTTCCATTAAAGTATTATCTGTTATGATTATATATTTAATCTGATTTATGAGTACATCTAATTTAGGAGGACCCTTTACAGGATATTCAGGACCACAAAACTCTTTAAACTACAAAGACGGAAACATTACAGTTATGCGAAGTGTTTTGCGAAGAGGATGGAATACGCAATTTTCACAGGGCATCATTAATGGTGTCAGCGCGAAACAAACGCCTTTTCGATTAGTAAATAACTCGGGGGATTTTTTGTCCAGAAAAAATTATGTTTGTGGTGGATCAAGTCCCAGCGACGCAATGAAACCCGGTAAAGGACGTCGGTTTGGTTCTCTCATATCCAACTGCGATACGACAAACATTCCGGGTTCTTATACGAATGTAAAGTTCGTTCCAGATTCATCAGACTATACGCGTTTTAAGAAACAGCAAGCATATGTCCGTAATTACAATGACATTACAAATGGAGGTTCGGCGAATCCGTCGTACGTTGACTTGATGAGAGTCCGGAGATAATATTTTTAGACGTATATTATAAAGAAATGGCACCAGCGAATCCACAACTTATTGGTGAAGGGACTTATGGTTGCGTTTCGCGGCCTTCTCTCACCTGCGAAAACAGTCCTTCGATGGATTATACAAATAAAGTTTCTAAATTAATGACCAAGAGACATGCTCAGAAAGAACTCGCTGTTTATAATACCGCGTTGAATATTCCAGGAATTGAAACGTATTTGATACCAAAGCCACATATCTGTAAACCCAATGATAATTCTGCTTTTCGTGAATTTTTCTCTCAGTGCGGGAACAAAAAACTGAGAGATGCCGAACTTAGATTGCTTATTTTAGAAGACGGAGGTGTTGCACTAGAAGATGTCTTTGCCCTTCTTCCGAACATGTCCATGGTTGACTTCACATTATTTGTTTGTAGTTGGGGTAAAATAATCGACGCTGCGTGTTTTTTAGCAACACATAAAATTATGCATCATGACTTGAAACTCGGAAACATTGTGTATAATGTACAAACTGGAAGTCTTAAATTTATCGATTTCGGAAAAGTGAAACCCATGTCAGAGTTCGTTTCGATTTCCAGTAAGAACCAAAATCTCGAAGGCACTTCATGGTTTAATTATCCAGTAGAAACAAAATGCACAAACAAGGAGGATTTCCTTCAAAAAAAAGACTGTTCGGTTTTCAGACAAGGGATGGATTACGACTCATTTATCATGAAAGCAGCCGAGACGTTCGACATGTTTAGCATTGGACTTGTTTTCAAGGAATTGGTTGAACTCATGGAAAAGTTTCACGATCTTGGCAACAACAAGCTCTTTGGTGATGGGGGCATTCCAATAGCTTTTTTCAAAGAATGTCATGTTTTAGGAGAGCAAATGTCGAATCCAGACTTGAAACATAGAGCCTTTTCGCCATGCGAATTTCAAGAATCATTTGCAAAAATATGCGCCAGACATAAACTGAGATGTACTGCACCAAACAAATTATCTGCTTCTTTAGTGAGGCATTTGGAAGATGTGGAACATGTTGTTGACATTGATAACTTTGCTGATAAATGTAAACTGATAAAAAAAACATTGAATCCTTATACCAACAAATGCGTAAAGAAATGTGGAAAAGGATTCGTTCGCAGGAAAACCCGAAAAAATGGATTATTCAAATGCGTCAAAAAAAGGACGTAAAAAACTAAATATAAGGAAATTATATGTCTTTATATTTAACTCCGTGTAAAACAATCCCAGATGAATTCATTGCGCGTTTTACTTTAGAAGGAACCATACCTGTATTGGATTGGTATTTAGATAAAAATTATTCCAAATTTCTTAATTGGACGAACCCACTCATTGAAACATATCTCAAGGATAACAGTATTTCCAATATTGTCATGGGGAATGGACACAGCCCTTATGGCAAAAATGCATGTACATTGTTATTACATGCTTTTCAAGAATACGACATTAAAAATAAAAATGTAGCTGTGGTTGGCTCGACAACTCCATGGTTAGAGGCTATTTTATTAAATTTGGGAAATAAAGTAACCACTGTAGAATACAATGTCCCCATCACTACTTTTCCTAACTTGTCTTGTGTGGACGCAGAAACATTTGAAACAACGTGCATGGAATACGATTGTATTGTTTCGTATTCTACAATCCAGCACTGCGGTTTAGGTTGCTATGGCGAACCTTTAGATCCTGAAGGAGATTTGAAGTTAATGGAAAGTATACATAAAAATCTGTCAAAAAATGGTGTACTTATCTGGAGTTGTCCTGTAGGAAAAGATGCTCTAGTTTGGAATGCTCAGCGTGTTTACGGGGAACTTCGGTTACCTATGATATTTGAAAAATTTAAAGAGTTGAAATGGTTAGGGTGTAGTTCGAAAGAAGAATGTTTTCAATTGCCGCTAGCTAAATATCAGAAAAATATGCCGATTGTTGTGCTGGAAAAAAAGATTGCTTTTTAATTTTAATACTTAATTAATGTTTTTAATTTAATAAAATGTCTATGCCTTGGATTTCTTAACGACCATCTTCTTCTTCTTCTTTTCTCCTTCCCCATCTTCGCTTGTTGGCGCGACTACTGATGCAACTTCTGCAACAACTACAGGCACAGAAACAGGAGCTGGAACTGGCGCAGGCACAGCTTTAGTCCTAGGCTGGTCGTCGTCACTATCTTCTACATATGATGAGCCGCTTTCTTCCACTACCTCGGGATATTTCGTCTCATCCAAGTCCTTGTTGATCTCTGCGGAAGCCTCATCCGAAATCATGATATTGCACTTTCCAAACACAGACTCCATCTCTTGAGGCTTAACCACACACTGAGCTAGTTTCCAAGTGAGTCCCCAACCCTTACCACCTACCCAGATGCCTCCGCATTGAAGCATGCAAATCACATTACTTCTCTTCGGAACAAACTCCATGGGTGTTGCATTTTCATTTGCAGATGGAAAGAGTAGATTCGACTGAGTGTCGTAAATTTCCACCTTCCACTTGCCGTCATAATTAGGAACCTTTGGACGAATCGACGGCGCCTTGGTACTGTCAACTTCCTTGGTATCCTTGTTTTTACTGTGCTTCAGAAACGAAAAGTAACCGTACTCTACGATTTCTCTGGACTGCTTCTTTCCAAACCACGCTTCAGAATGCTTTACAGCATCTGTCAGGATTTGTTCCTCGAAATCCTTCATCTTTTGAAGAGCTAGATCAGTGTCCGGACGACGTTCTTGATCTCGGGGAAACTGAATCGAAATCGTATATTTACCGTCAGATTCGCCAGTCTTCTCGTCCGTATAATCACTAATGCCCCATGACAGAAGCATTGGAAGAGTCACATACAAACTTCGGTTTGTTTGAGTGCTAATAATTGTAATTGATTTGCCACCTCGGTCGTTGACCTTGGGCTGCATATATCTGAGGGCGGAAGGAGTCCACTTTTCGGTTGAGAGCACAATTGAAGAAGACATTTTGGGTTCGAAGAGTTTGGTTTGAATAAGAAACTTTAAACTTTATGATATACTAGTACTGTAAAATCCTTTATATCAATTTTTTATAAAATTCATTTAATTTTGCGGCAGTTTTGAAAAATCGAAATATATGTGTAATTCATCTATGCTTTTCTTTCTTTTTTTCTTTATTGTTCAAACCCATTCTTATACCATTTGTTCGAAATGTGTTCATTCCATTACAAAAGGCGATTTAGTTCACTGCAATCTGTTTGGTTTACATCCTTTATTCAAAAATAGACCTGATGTCGATAATATCGGTAAAGAAATTTGCACAAGTAAAGGAAAGTATTTCTTGAATGATACCATGATCTGTGACTCTAATATATTTAAAGGGAATTTTCGTGAATCCAAATGAACTCAAATTCAAAATGGTACATTAAAACTAATTCTGACCGAAAAGGCGCTTTCAATCTTCTTGACGGAAGTGATAATGTTTTATTTCACTTCAATCCACGTCCTTCGGAAAAAAGTATAGTCATTTCATCAAGAATAAACGGTATTTGGGATACGTCTCATAATTTAACAATTCCTTTCCCGTCGTATCATCCGAGTGTGAATACGAACATTCCATTACATGGAGAAATTGAGGTTGACATCTCATCGGGATTCCTTATCAATATTGAAAATCTCGACCAGAAATTTGTTTATCCGCACGTTCTTCCTTGGAATACCTTCAGAGGTAACGTTTTCATGCATTATCAAAGTGATCAAATGTTTGAAAGCAAATGGACTATAACCAGTAACTATAGAAGAAAACCCTCCTTGAGCCGAATCGCGGTTATACTTTTATGCCGTTTCCCACATAAAATATGGTTTGATTTTCTTGAGAAGTTTAGATATACCGTATATGTTGTTATTGACGACAACTCGGTAGATTACAAAACTACCGAGTTTGGAAAATACACAAACATTCACATTCTACAGGTAGAGGATTCGGTTTGTAGAAATGCAGGTTATACGAAATCTAGCGTTACTATGAAAAAACCCGAATGTGCCTGGGACAAGGCGTTATATTTTTCTTCTTGTGAGTTTATGAACTTTACACATGTATGGTTTCTGGAAGAAGACGTCTTCTTTTTTAGTGACCAAACTCTCATGGATCTTGATGAACAATTCCCCGAAAGTGATCTTATCTGTAATCAAGTTACAACTAAAGCAGAAGAACCAAAGAACCATACCTGGAAATGGTGGGGGAGCGTTTTAGAAGCAACCGGAAAAGAAAATTACACCTTTTATCGGGGAATGATGTGTGCGTGTCGAGTATCCCAACAAGTATTACATGAAATTGGGGAATTTGTAAAAAGAAAAAAAACACTCTTCTTTATCGAAGCTCTTTTCCCTACTGTTACCCACTACCTTAAAGGAACCGTCACATTTCCGCTAGAACTTGGAAATATCATTTTTCAATATCATTGGAATTTAACCAACATTGTTTCGAAACGACACCTTTACCATCCTGTAAAAAATATTCAATCCCACCTTGATTTTAGAAGTTGTTCTTGAAAACGAGAGAAAAAATTGATTCAAAGGTTTGCGAGTAGTCTACACGTCATATTCGCAAACAAACACTACATACACAACATGTCAGCCAACCTGAAGTATTCCAAGTCCAAGAGAACTTCCTTTTGCAAGGTCTGCAAGGATGCAGGCAAAGATGAGTCTGTTTATACAGCACACAACATTCGCAATGAGAGAAACAAGGTTGTTTGTCCTTTGCTGCTGAGCCAGTCTTGTTTCAAGTGCACTGCTCTCGGCCATACCCCAAAGTATTGCCCACAAGGTAAGATTGACGAGAAGAACCAGAAAAGGAGAGAATACAAAGAGCGACGAAGCAGCAATTTACGCGATTCAAGATCCGCCTCCTATTTCGGAGTGCTGTGCGTCGAAACGGAAGTCGAGGATAAGCCGGTGACGACTGCACCTACTCCTCCCTCTCTTCCCAGTTATGCGAGTATTCTTCGTACTCCGGCAGTTCCTATTCAGGCACCTATTCATGCAGCACCGAAAATCGTGGTTGAGAAAAAACTCCTGAGCTGGGCAGATTGTGTCTCTTCGGATGATGAGGATGATGATGAGTTTGAGGAAGAGGATTATGATTACTAGACTGAATTTTCATTTTAAAGATTTAATTAAACTATTTTTTTATGAATGAGAGAAAAAATTGATTTTTTGTATTAAACACGAACAACAAACCAAACAAAACACATCACAATGTCGAAAACGTGTCACGAAAAAGGTTGCACCAAACTTGCAACTTTTCACAAAGAAAGAAAAACAAGCGGGAAATTTTGTGGAGAACACAAGAAAAAAGGGATGATTAGTATCATGTACAGACATTATAATAATCAAGCAGACCAGGTATTCAAAGCTTTGCCACAGGCTTTGCAGTGGGAGATTCTCGTCCAATTTGTCGGTGGGTTTGTTGTCCGAAATAACAGACTGAGACGCATCATGTCGGGCGAGTTGCAGGAAAAAATAATGGAACATAATTTCAGTCTTAACTGGCTATCGCTACGCAGACTATGGTTAAAACCACTCGTCGAGTTCCCGACACCAAACCGACTATTCATGGCCGCTCTTAATCGCGGAAATAATGTATTGAATTTCAGATGCGATGGACAACCATGGACCGATACCGGCGACCCCGACCGTTTGCTTATCATATCGTCTGCAGAGTTTTCTCGGAAAGAATATTTTGTTACGCTGTTTAGTGACGGAGACAATGGTCGACTCTCCTATGGTTATCGTTTCTCCTATCGATGGTACATTACAGAGATGGATGATTCGATAACATTGCCACCGTTTGAAAAACACGTGTATCCTTCGTATCCCTACACAAACAAAAAAATCGGAAGACCGTTACTGAAAATGAAACTCCACGCTCCCGTTCAGTCAAAAATACCTTCTGGCTTGAATTACGCAGAAACCAGATCTTGGTTGGGAGGGCGACGTATTTTGAGCGGAAAAATTGACATGCCGATTTCATTCATATTTGATTAACAAAATTAATATTACTACCTTACAATGGACCAAGTATTCAAGAGCTTGCCTCGGGCTTTGCAGTGGGAGATTTTAACCGTATTTGTCGGTGGGTTCGCTGTTCGTTTCAATCGGTTAAGACGATTCATGACGGGCGATGTGCAAAAACTAATCATGAAACATAATTTCGAACTGCACGATATTTCCTCGCGTAATCTATGGGCAAAAAATATCGTGTATTCGACTATCCCGTTCCGACTAGAACATCTCGTGAATCGCGAGATTCGAAGGGTTTATGTCGAAAAAAATGGAATTCCTGGATTTCAGCTCGAGAAGGCGAGCATCTATGAGGCGATTGCATTGACTGAGTTTACCAGACGCGAAATATTTGCTGTCTTGTTAAAAAAAAAAGACACTGGAAGCCTTTCTTACGGATATTATAGTTGGGGAAGAGATTGGTACATCACCCCAATCAACGACTCAATCGTATTGCCTCCATACGTGAAGCACTACTATCCTTCATACCCACACACAAACAAAAAGCTGGGCAGACCAGAACTTAAAATGAAAGTATACGACCCAGCTGGAAAGGCGGTTGTAATGTCTTCTTGGAGATACAGAGAATACCGCGCTTGGAAAGAAGGTCTTGAAGAAGACGAGATAGAAGATAATGGACGGGTTGCGTTAGAGTAGATAGATGTAAATTTTAATTAAACATTAACAAACCAAATCTTTTTTTTTCACAATTCGACATCACTTACGACCATCTTATGATCACTCCACCATTTCGCAGAATTCTCTCCGTGAACAAATGAACTTTTTACCGCCATATTTTTCACGTAAATCATATCAATCCTCTGACCCGGTTCTTGTTTATATAACGTACTCGCCGGCCATGTATGTCCTTTATCTGATGTATCTTTATTCGCAGCCCAATAGGTATCCACAAAACCTTGGCTTTCGAAAAACTTGGAAACGGGGACATTTATTTCTAAATCTACATGAGATGGCTCGTTAAAATCGCCGGCAATTATGGCTCGGCTATACGTTTTTGTCTTGGCTAGTTCTACTTTCACCCTGGGCAATCTCCTTTCTGCACACAGTTTCAGAATCCGTTTCATATCATAATGTAATGGAATATGCTCACTTGATTTGTATACTTGTTTTTTCATGTGATGTGTAACTGCCGGAATGTCATCTAAATGCAGTCCTCCAATGTAAAATGGTTCCTTTCTAGAATTTACCAGCTTTACAATATTGTTGTCGAGTATAGCTAGCTTTTTCGGATTAATTAAAACACAGGTGCCGTCGCCCTGGCTGAATGTTAAGATTTTCAGACCTAATTCATTCGACATTCTCTCGACATTATACAATTCCATTTCCTGTAGAAATAAAACATCTCCTTCCATTTCGGATAGAACCGCAATCCATTTAGTAAGTAGAATGTTCTTGTTTCCAGGATACTCGGAGCACATGTTCAAAGTCAAAATTCTTAAGTTGTGCTTCATTATAATACGATAGATTTTAAAAAAATATAAAAAATTGATATGAAAAATACATCGACTATTCCTCTGTATAAATAACCGTTATAATGCAACGTGATCAACTAATAAACGCAAGACGCGAGGCCGTCAATCTCTCATATAATTCTGCAAAGGCAACGAACTATGTAAATTATTTGGAGGGTGACGACAGAGCGACCGAAGAATACATATACCCTAACCAGCGCGAAGATGCAAACAATATTGTAAATATATTTTACAGAAATAAACGTCGGATTATCACCGTACAAAAAAAAACAAAAGTCGGTGCAGATGGGTTGATGATAGAAATTGCAAAACTAATGACCACACACAATGACGACTCGTTTGTAATCAATACTGTGCGAATCATTACTGGAATGAGTAATGCCGGTTGGGAAAAAGACATGAAAGACAAAGCGCCTTCTTGTTTCAAAGAGAATATATTTCATCATGGGAAATTGAAAAAGTCAGATCTTCTGAATATTCGTGACGCGCTCATCATTATAGATGAGATTGACACTGGCGATAAAGAATTACAGGTTCTTCATAGAACCTTGAAAGAATCCGGTATTTTGAACACGAAATACATGGTAGATAAAAATATCAGAGTCATTGTGATTAGTGCAACGCTGATTCGTGAGTTGTATGATCTCTATCGATGGGGGGATTTGCATGAACTTTACAAAATGACAATTCCTCATTCATATGTCAGTAGTAAAGACTTTGTTGAAATGGAAATCATCAAAGAATGGTATCCCCTGAATAGTAGAGAGAACGCGAAAAAATGGATCGAAGAAGATATCCTCGAAAACTACGGAAACGACTTTCGCGTGCATATTGTTCGTCTCACAACAAAAACCGTGGAATATGTTCATGATGAATGTATATCTCAAGGAGTAACATTCATGAACCACACATCTGTTGAACGACTTTCAGATGAGGATATAGATGAAATATTTAGAAAACCTTTGACTAATCATATCGTGCTAGGAGTAAAGGGACTTTTGCGTCGAGCGAATCTTATTCCAAACACTTGGAAACTGAGAATCGGTGCAACGATGGAACTATATACCTTAAAAACGGATAACAATGTTCAAATACAAGGATTGCCAGGAAGAATGACTGGTTATTGGAGGCACATACTAGATGGGGGACATAAAACTGGACCTTATAGAACTTCCATCAAGGCGATAGAAGAATACGAAATAATATACAATGATCCTTTTGGTAATAACTCATATCAGGCAGCAGGATTCAATAAAAACAAAAAGGGCAAGGTAAAATCAGCGGCGACCATGCTGTCGCCTAGAAATATCACGAATTTGACCCCTGTAGATTTACCAGTATACCTAGAAGAACCAGAAGAACAACCCAAACCTATCATAAAACGAAAGACACTACAGGAAATAAAAGATTGTTTTAGAAATGAATTGGTCGGCTACGGTTCTGGGCCTCATGATAGAGAAATAGACGATGATGGGTTTTACAGATGTATCACCCAATTTGACAAGATGAACAAGAAAATCAGAACAACGGTAGAGATGGGAAAATACGAAGCGTCAAAAAAGTGGGGGTTCCGAGGAAACACTCAAGAATCAAGAGAGAAAAATATGTATCGAGTGTATCCGGTTTACTCTTCAGAATCAGACAAAGACAGCTTAGAATGGTGGTTGATATACTATTAAGTTCATAAAACATATAGAGAAAACGTAGGGTATATTAGAATCTCGTTACGATGGTAAACGAAGCAACGCTCGAATATGTCAGTAGCAGAGGAATTCTCAAATCCTGCGACTGGTTTTCTCTCAATCCACACTCATCTATAAGGTTCATGATAGATTATCCGCCTCTCCCCTCTTTTTCTACCATTCCAGTTCTTTATGTTTGTAGCAGTAGTATACCATATTTTAAAGAAACGGTTCTGTCTGTCCTGAAAATACCTTTTATTTTGGTTGGAGGTGATTGCGACGAGACAATCCCCAATGATATTTTTAAAAACGAAGCCGAGTTTTTACAGTTTGTGGAAAACCCATTCTTGATACATTGGTTCAGCCAGAATTTGGTACGGAATCATCCAAAAATGACGAAAATTCCCATCGGAATGGACTATCACACGATGGCATCGTCGACTCAGTGGGGGCCAGTGACATCACCTTACGAACAAGAATGCCTTCTCAAAACATTAAAAAATACTGCATTGCCTTTTTGGGAAAGAAAACTGAAATGCTATGCAAACTTTCATTTTTTAATGACGACGAAACACGGGTATGACCGTAAAGATGCCGTTAAAATGGTAGACAAATCTCTCGTTTTCTATGAACCAACCCATATTCCGAGAGAAGACACCTGGAAAGCACAAAGAGAGTACGCCTTTGTGATTTGTCCTCACGGCGGCGGATATGATTGCCATCGTTTATGGGAAGCACTCATTCTCGGATGCATTCCGGTTGTGAAAAAATCAAATATTGATGAATTATATCAAGATTTGCCAGTGCTGATAGTGGATCAGTGGGAGGACATTACCGAAGACTTGTTGAAAACCACCATTGCAAATTTTCAGGAAAGAAAAGAATCATTTCGTTATGAAAAGCTAACCTTGAAATATTGGATGGACAAGATTAGGACGTTTTCTGTTTTACGTGCTCCCACTGGCATTTAACCTTGAAGGAAGGACATATAAAAATTCTGCCCTTGTTTTTTTCTCTGATTTCACGATTGAAATTAGTATGCTCACAGGTGGCAACTTTATGGTCATGTCCCAAATATTTGCAGTTTTTGATAATAGCTATCTTGTAAATACCAAACCCACCAAACGCCGAGTGGACCGGGATAAGAGGTTTCGTTTCCGGAATGATCACTTGGTTCCTGTACACATATCTTTCCCTATCATATTTCTGCCAACAATCATAATCGATTATATCAGGCCATAAATCTCCATGGATATCATTCTTCCACAAAGATGCTTCAATCCTCAACGGCCATATATCATAATAAGGTCCATTACAGTTTGCAGTTAAAACATCCCACGTCGAAATATCATGCTTGAAAATCTGTTTAAAATCGTCATTCGTATATAAATCCATTACATCAAAATCTGCCATGACCATGTAATCATATTCCGGAAACTTGGCATTCACATAATCTAACATTTTATTTCGACCTTGTGCTATCACAATCGGGCGGATATTTTCACGAACTCCGTTTTCACTGAACAAATGAAAGTTTGTATGTTCTTTGCCGAATTTATTCAGAATATTCGCAGTTGCATCTGAAGAATCGTTCTCGTATATTACCATTTGAAACTCTTTAAAAATATCGCGCATTTTATACATGTTTTTTAGAACTGCTTCAATATACGCCGCGCTGTTTTTTGTGCATCCACAGACGACTACTTTATAATCGTACATTCACTCCGTTAAAAATGATGTAATTATATATTTATATCATTTTCCTGTTTTCAATTTAAATTCGTTTCCAACGCGGCTACTCTCTGCTCTAACTCTTGTATTTTCTTCATCATTTCTTCCACCATGCTCTGATTTTGATCTTGATTTTGCTGATTTTGTTGATTATGCTGGATTTCAATATTGGAAATATCAAAAGAACGCTGTGACTGGTATTGCAGCAATCTCTCTTCCATATTTGTAATGACATCGTCATCTACAACGGGTTCTTCAAACATTTTCTTGGCATCTGGTAAATCCGGTTTTTTCGTCATTTTTTGATAAACCTCTTCCCTCTCTCGAAACTCTCGAACCGATCTATCTTCCGATGACTCGACGACGATTTTGTTCATCGGTTGAATTACCCGGTCTAGAATTCCACGAATCGTCTTTTTATTCAGTTCTATTAATTGCTGATAATTCAGTTGCACATGTTCGTTCTCGAAATAAATGGCTTCGATTGTTTTCCTGAATAGTTCATTTTTCTGAGAGAAGTCCATATTATAAAACTGGGGATGTTGTTGCAACATTCGCCATAAAATCACTTGGTTTTCCGTAGTTACAAAGACAGCCATTTACCATTTTATAGGAATATGTATTCATATAAGTTTCGTTCACATATCCGACTCGGATGTACTATCTTCTGTGTCCTCTACTATTTCTTCTTCCTTTTTCACATTTTTATCCATGAACCGAAAGATTCGCTTGATATCAAGTGGCTCAATGTCGTCTTTCTCAAACATATTTTCAAGAGACTGATACCAATCATTATTTTGTTTTGAGTTACTGTACATGATGCGCAGTTCTTGGAAAAATGAAAAAACATCCTTCTTCTCTAAATTCATTTTCTGACAAAGTCCCTGGATAAACAAATAATTATTATATTCCGTTGAATACTTGGTGAGTACTTTGGTGAAATCAATGTTTTCTTTTGTAAAGGATTGCTTAATGTTTGGCCGCTTTTTAATCTTTTCATGAAACAAATTGTTGTTGTAAAACGTTTTAATGAGAGAAGTCATTTCGTTAAATTGCCATATCTGACTCTGAAAGGTAATTCTGCCAATATAATCCGCGAAACACATGTGCGATAATAAAATTCCATAAAACGGTAAAGCCTCTTCCGGCGGCATCTTGCTTAAAAAAAGAATCACATTTTCATGCCATAACAAAGCAACCGTCGTTCGGTCGGTTTCATTCATAAATATATTATGCTTTTCTAGTGTCACTGGAGATTGAAACAGTTTCCACGTTATTTTTTTGGCGTCTTCATTCGACATTTTCACATGAAAAATGTTTTTAATGTTTTGCATCGTCATGAGTTCGGGATTATTCTTCCATAAATTGCATAAAAATGTCAGTTTTCTTAAATCCCCTTGAATATACTGCAACATCTCCATTTGAAGTTCGGAATCAAATTTATCGTATACCGGTAAATAATCATGCAGTACCTTTGTTATTTGCAGATTGGTCGGTGTTTCCAGCTCGAATGTATGACAGGCTTTCATCAACTCTCTGATTTTTTTATCGTTTTCGTGGTTGCCAATGCATATGATTGGATTCGATGTCGTATTCTCCAATTTCTGTTTTTTCGTCTTTTTTTGCCGTATCAATTTTATGAGTGCATCGATACCACCCTTGTCTCCGTTATTCATACCATCGATTTCGTCCATGACAATGGCAATTCGTTTTACTTTCCGTTTCATCAATTCCAGTACATTACGGTTTGAAGTATGATTACTGTCAATGGTCTGGAAAAGAGACTTATTTCTTACTTCTCCTGCATTATAACTAATCACATCATAATCGAGAGATTTCAATAAGTTATGAACAAAACTTGTTTTCCCGCATCCAGGCGTTCCATAAATATAAATACCTCTTTTCAAGTTTGGACTGTGCTGGTTTTCTTCAAAGTTGCGCAATATATGCTTGATTTGGTTTTCGGTTTGAGTTCTATGAAACGTTTCATTCAAATAAACATGGTCCATGTTTAAGGGTTAGTTAATGTTATTATGATTCTTATAATAGCATTTTTCTTTATTTAAGCTTATCGAACGTAACTTTTCATTTTCCGAATGTACTGAAATCCGCAGTTCTCGGCATAAAATTGCTAGTTGGGCGTTGAGAAAGAGCACCATAATAAGAATAAGGGTCAATACCCGGAACTTGGGCTCCGGTCGAATTTAAATAGGCATTTTGGTTCGACCCATATCCTCCTCCAGGATATCCATATCCATAAGATGGATTCACTCCTCCGCCGCCATTATTAGGAATCGCTGGATTCGTCTGAGTCACCAAATTTCCCAAACCGGTACCAATTGACCCCAAACCACCGCCAATACTAGTGGCTGCACCATACACGCCGCTACCTATTCCACTCACCGCACCTTGTGCTAGTCCCACGGTACCCCCGATTAATTCTCTCCCTATTCCTACTGCACCACCAACAGTATCTTTTGCGACTCCTGTAATTCCAGAGGCAGCATTTGTTGCCGTATTGACAGCTCCAGAAGCAGCGTCTCGAATCAAACTATCAGCTCCTCCAGCACCATCTCGCAACAAACTTGACGCCCCTGATCCCGTATCGCGCAAAAGTGAACTACCCGATTTGTCTGACGTTCCTGATCCCCCGTGACCACCGCAATTCGAACAGACATTACCAGAAGGACACTGCGGGCATTGTGGGCATACCGGAGGAACAACTTCTGTTTTTCTTATGAAATTATCGCCAGGAGACATGCCTCCGCCAAAAAAGGCAGAAGCATAGGTCAATGCCTGAGAAGTTGGAACACATAAAGAGACACCTGCTATTTTCACTTCCAACGAGTCCGAACCGCACAAGGATGATGATGATGACGTCGACGTCGTCGAAGACGACGACTCTGACGAGAAATCCGATGATGTAGTACTTGATTTGTCTGCAGTTACTAAAACTCCATCTTCGATACGTTTAATGGTTTCTATCTTGAAATCCCCGGAAACTTTCACGACTTTGACAACGATAGTTTTCCGACCGTTATCCATATACACGACGAAATAGTCTACCGCATCTGATATTCCATTGACCGCCCATGCATTGAACTTTACACGAGTCACATTCGATTGACTTTCGGTTGCATCTAGCTCCAAGGATGTATTATCATATACTTTCGTTGTTCCTGAAGTAGTGCTCAACACCAAATAAGAATTCAACAGATCTACATAAACTTCACTTGCAATTTTGTACACTTTATTAGGATAATATGCCACAGACACTGTGGTTAGGTCCGTAGTAGCGAACCCCTCTTTCATAATAGTAGTAAATCCCTCTCTTCTTGGAATCGTAATAGTATTACTAGTAGCAGTCGCTACCGTGTTAAGCGTCACACTATTCCAACTAATATCTCCACTTACCGTGATTGCTGTAGATGCCGCGTTGAGAGCAATCCTAAAATTGGCTGCAGTTGGAATCTTCGAAGAGGGAGTCGTTGACAGAAAATCCCCGCC